TATAAACTGTTCTTTTAACAAATCTAGTTCATCATCAAGTGCACTGTTATAATTATCATAAAGAGACTGAGTAGTTCTTGCAAGCTTTAAATCTTCTAGATAATTTGTTTGTTCTAGGACCCAAGATTTAACTGACTCTAGATCTTCTAGATTTGGTTTAGCAGGTTCAGAAGGAAAAATAGCAGTTCTATAACTATTTTTTATTCTAGAATATCCATCTTCAAATTGTGTGGCATCAAGTGTAGCATTAAATTTGTTCATCTTAATTATTGTATAAAGTTATATATGTAATGAGTACCTCTAACTAGATTTGAACTAGTGATAACCAAAAACTATAAAACTTAGAGGTTTAAAGTTTTATAATTGAACCTATTTATAATATAATATAAAGCAATGGTTCAAATAATATGACAAAAGCATACTTAAAAGAACGACTTCCATATTTATTTGAAGCATATGGCTTTCTTCCTTTGCAAAACTTTCTATTGGGATCTGCAAGAGATATATTAAAACATTCTTTAGAACAAGTTTTTGAATGTTTACTAGAAAGCATTTCTTTATTACATACAATACAAAATACTATCTTTTTGACAAGATTTACCATAACATTCTCTGCTACAATAAGCTTTACCTTCTGAATTAATTAAGGATGATGGTCTTCTGTAAATTGCAGTATTACACATACTGCAAACAGTATTAGGTTTTTCTATTAGACATTGAGTTAAGATTTTTATTATATATAACCTTAATTATACATTAAGAACCTCAGCCACTCAGCCATATCTCTACAACTTAAAAAAAGGAAGGCTAGGGATTTGAACCCTAGAAAGTTTTACCTTTACTTGTTTTCAAGACAAGCACCATAGTCCACTCGGTCAGCCTTCCATTATATTACTTATTTCTAAATAATATAATTATGGAGTTATGTATATGTATAATGAAGAGACTTGAACTATTGACACAATTTCCTCTACCCACTGAGTTACAAGATACATGAGTACATAACTCCTAAGCGGATGACAAGACTTGAACTTGCAAAAATGGAGTGGAAGTCCATAATTTTACCATTAAATTACACCCGCAAATATTATATTACTTATAGCATATATAATAAACTAAGTCAATTAATTATTTTAATGTAATTCTTAAAGTTGCATCATTTGCCCACTTTTCAACTTTAACCTTCCAGACTAACTTAGTATTATATATAGGCTCAAATACTTCTTCAATTGAATGATTTATAACTGTGCCAATTGGCACACCATTTATAAATATATAAACTCTATCTCTTTTAGCATTAACAACGCCTTTATTAATATTAATATATCTTCTTATAGTTTCATTAGGAATTAACATCTTTATATTTCTCTTTTAGCTTTAAAAACAGCTCATACTCTTTTCTTTTATTCTCTTCTTGTATTTGAATTTGTAAAAGCCTCTGTTCTTCAGCTCTTCTCTGTTCATTTATAATTCTTTGTTCTTCGGCCTTTCTTTTGTTTTCTATTATTTGTTGTTTTGTAGCAGCAATCCCTTCTGCAACTTTATCATTACATATTTCTCTAAGAGCCATATGTTGAATATTAGTCTCATCTTCTTCATCCCAATATTCTTCTTTACCATCTATAAGTAAAGTTAATTCCCAATCATCATATCTATAATTATATTTTCTACATTCAGTACTAAATTCATAATTAACAATATGCTTAACAATTTCATCTAATGATTCAGATATATTTATTTGTAAATCAGAATTAGAAGAATCATTATATTCATCCCAAGAATTATGATTAGGTCTATAGGCTATAAGTGTAAATGTTGTCATATTAATTCCCAAAAGTTATCATAAAGTATTTTAGCAAATTCAGGTGGAATATCCTTTATATTAGATAATAGCTTATTACTAAAGTCTTTTAATATAACTTCTTTTTCTTTGTCTGTATAATCTTTTATATCAATATCATTAAATATAGTAATTCTTTCTTTTGAGTTCTCAGATTCAAATAATACTTCTTCATTATCATTAATCACTTTAACATTGTGATACTTATAATTAACATCATATTCAAATACTATTCTAGCTATATATCTAGCAAGAAGATCTTTTAATTCTTGTTCAAATGTCTTTACAATCATATTAAATTTATTCTTATTTATTTAAATAAAAAAGCCCTAGATCAGATATCTCCTACTTACAAGGTAGGCGCATTTGACCACTATGCTACTAGGGCATTATACTTAATATTAAACAGACTTAAAAATGGGCAAGATAGGAGTCAAACCTATGAAGATAAAAATCAACTGATTTTACAGTTAGCGCCCTTTAGCCACTTGGATACTCACCCTTATTATATTATATCTTTATACTTAATGGAACTATTTTATAGGCACTTAGTTTAGGAAAGTTATTATCTAATGTCTTTTGTTCATCATCTGATAAATCATTATAGAATTTACCATCAGACTTTCTATATTCTAATTCTTGTTCAATGATTATTGTATCACCTTCTACTCTAACATAACCATCAACATCAAATCTATTTAGTTCTGTTAGAGGTAACACTTCTGGATTACTAAAGTCATAAATAACAACTTCATAGGGGCCACCCCAATAACAACCTTCTACTATTAGTTTGTTATTAACAACTCCATAGATAGCCGCCCAACAAAAACCATGTCCTTTAAAAGCAGCTTCTGGAAAGTAAACATTAGATGTTTCTGTCTCTAAATTAACAACAGTATAACCCTGATAATCCTCACCAGCAATAAGATACTTATCAAAGAAGAAATGATAAAAAGAGGAGTAGTTTCTTTTAACTGATACTATCTCTTTATTATCACTAAGTCTAGTTACAATACCTTCTGTATAAGTCCAAGTATTAGGCCCAGTAACATATTTATAAATAGTTAATTTATATTTACCACATGGAGATAAAGCCTCATTTTCAAGTTCTTTTTCTATCTCTTCAAATACAGAAGCTTTACCCTCTTGCCATTCTTTATACTTTTCTAAGTCATCAATGAAATATTTGGTTTCCATATATATCTAAATCAGTCCTACTTGCTTTGTATTCATGTCTATTGGCTAATAAGTTTTTAACCTTTTTCTTTTCAACTTCTATATTATATTTAAAAGATATAGTAAGAGGTAAAGAGCTTATATTTGTAATTCTAATTCTTTTATATATGTATCCATATTCTTCACTTGAAGCAATAGTATCAATCATATTATTATAATATTAACTCTGTTAATTATATACTAACAGAGTTAATATTAAACTAATTACTTACCATCAATAATAACAAAGCTGCCATTCCACTTCTCTTTAAGAAGAGCAATGACTTGCAGAGTTACATATTCATTAGTTACACCAACTGAATCAAGCTTTCTTGTTTCCGCCTCAATCTTTGCTAGTTGAAGTTTAGCATTAGCAGCCCTCAATTCACTTTCATACTGAGTTGCTTTAGTTTGAGAAAGGCTAGTCTGTTTTTGAGTCTCAATGAGCTGCATTTGACTATTTAGAACCTGCTCAGCAATTTCTTTAGGAGGAGTAAAACCATTTACAAAAGTAACACTAAGTACCTTAACACCATATTTAGCTGTTTCTTCATTCAATTGTTTTAGAACATTTGCTTGGAAATCAGCAAGAGTTTTTGAAGTGTTATTAAGCTTATTAGTTTGACCAGGAATAGCAATTAGATCATTCAAGGAATAAGTATTACCAATACTATTTACTTTATCTCTAAGTAGGATATATAGAGGCCCTAATGTTAAGCTTTCATCTTCCATCTTCTGCACAGATAGAAACTTTTTAGGATCTACAATAATATAAGAGATGCCTATATTAGAACTCATTACAAAACCATCAGATGTTCTAAATTTAATAGATTCATCTGCTGCTCTACCTTCTGTCATACTATTAGTATAAACATAATTAACAATCTTATTATTAATTTTGTAATATACTACATTCAAGTCATTTCCATAGTTTCCAGTAACAATTTCTGCTTTTTCAAACCCAGCATTATCACCAGCTTTATATACTTTTAATACTGTTTCTCCAGGTTCAGGAACTGAACCACAAGCAACACTAACAACTCCAACAAGACCAGCAAAAAAAGGAATAACTACTTTTTTATTAATCATACAAGTTAAACATCCGCCTAATAAATTTACACAAGAATACCCAAAAGTCTTTAGCTACCTCTAAAAAGATAACTATCAACCCTACACATACAACATATAAACATATGCCAGCAATAATCATTAAATTACTACCTATTATCAATTTAGTTGCAAGGGCTAACAAATAAATAATAGTCATTAAAAATCCGACTACTATAAAGAGTCGGATAAAGAGAATAAAAAAATACTTTAATTTCATTAATCTTTATTCATAAATTTAATTAAATCTTCTAATACATCAAACAAAGATTCTGTTGTAATAGTTTTAATTTCAGAAGGATTAATCCTATCTGTTTTACCTGTTAATATTTCACCATCATTAACAAACTCAATGTCAGCATATTTATCTTTATTCTTATCAGAAGTAAAAGATAGTATATAACTATGTTGACCGTCACTCTCTTTATTAAATTTAAGATCTACTTTTATCATAGTTTTATTAATATTCCATATCTGACATAATAACCTCCTTGTTATATATAAATAACTACTCTGGAAGAAGGATTTGAACCTCCAATTGTACACAGTCAAAGTGTGCTGTCAGACCGTTAGACGTTTCCAGATTGTAGAAAAATAAACATGTAGTAATATACAAAGGGATATATAAGAAAGAGGACTAAATATGGTATAGTTAACACTTTCTTATTGAATCTGCATTATACTCTATGAGAGTTAATAGTATAATACTCAATGTTATAGTCAGCCATACTCATAGAAGCTTCTATAAAATCATATATATATATATTTGTATATCTATTACTACATGTTTAAGAGAAATAGTAGGTAGGGAATTTAACCCTATACTTGTGCCCAATCCATACCACATGCGATCTAATTAACTATGTACACTTGTCAATCATCTTTCATTTTACTGCTTCTTTAGGACCACAACCTAACGCATGATATGAGTGTATATCTTTCCACCACTACTATTTGTTTTAACCAATTATAATATCTAGTAACACAGTTACCTCCTTTATAGTTAGTTGTTTGTTTGCTATTGTTTTAATAGCAACTGTCTAGCCTGGAATCGAACCAGGGACATTCTGATTAAGACCTTTATAGGAATTGAACCTATAATATAGTTAACTATAGTTTTACATTAAACTAAAAAGCCACAGTCAGACGCTCTACCAACTGAGCTACTAAACATTATATTTATAGTGTTTATTATATATTAATAATAAACACTTGTCAAAGATTTGTATTATATGAATCTGAATACATTTTAATAACATTATTTGTTATTGTATTAATACAAGTACAGATAAATATATGACTATAAAATCTGAACAAGTAAAAAACTGGAGAAAGAATTCTAAATCTAGAATTGTAGAATCTATGGGAGGCTGTTGTCAAATATGTAGTTACAATAAATGTCATGAGGCTTTAGAATTACATCATATAGATCCAAATGAAAAAGAACATAGTTTAAGTAAACTTAGAGCAAACTGTGGTTCCTGGGAAACAGTTATAAAAGAACTTAGAAAATGCATATTGCTTTGTTCTAATTGTCATAGAGAAATACATAATGATAAAGCTATTTTACCTAATATATTTACTTCATTCAATGAAGAATTTGCGGATTATAAGTTTAAGCAATATTATGATAAATGTCCTTTATGTAATAATACAAAATTAAAATCTCATAAATATTGTTCTACAAAATGTTCTCAACAAAGTAAAAAGAAATTAGATTGGGAATCTATTGATTTATTAGATTTATATTCTAAATTAAAAACTAAATTAGCAGTTGCAGAATATTTAGGTGTTTCAGATAAAACAGTAGCCAAATATCTTAAAAAACTAAGCCCTTAAATTAATCTTTTTCATTATCTAAACTACCACCACAATGAGGACATTTAGTAATAGTCTTATTTGTTTGTGGTGGTTTTCTTTGTTGTTGAGAAGAAGTCTGTTGTTGTGGTTTAGAAGCAGACTTCTTTTGTTCCTCAATAAACATATCTTGCTGTGTTTTAAAAAACAAACAACCAATAAACATAGCAACTCCTATAGAGATTGGGTCCATATATTAATAATTCCAAACAGATGTAAATCTTTCTTCTGCATTACAAACAGTTTTATTCTGTTTAAATACAAAAGGCTTGCCAAGTTCACCATCTAATAGCTGTTCCTATTCTTTATAGGTTCTAGTTTTAGAAGTTCCAGCCATCACATTAACAGGCCACAAATATACTTTGTTAAAACCCTAAACCTTTGCTGTACTTCATATATCTTTATACCAATAGGGCCGGACTTTATGGCTGACAAATTACAAGTAAACCATCCACTTTACTAAACCCCTAGTCTTGCACTAGCGTTGGATCTGATAAAGATATTTTTATATAAATAAAGTAAGGGATTTGAACCCTTGGTTGCTTAAGTATAGAGTATCTAACCTCACTTAAGCAATCTAGTTAGTATCAACTTTCAACCAAACTCAGTCAACTTTATTTATATGTTTTATATTATTACACATTATAGACAACTAATGTTTCCTACATGGGTTCTTCTCCCAAGTATCTATAAATTATAGGTTCAGTAATAATATTAAATATACCTAATAAAAAAGAGATTTGGCCTCATTATTATTTCTAATAGCAGTATAAATCTCATTTAGCCATAATTTATTAAGTATAAGTTTAACTATATTTTACTATAGTTAATTGTAAGAACAGGATTTGCACCATGCCTTGATCTCTCCAATATAAGCGGAGACTGGTTAATGTATTACTACATATTCTACTACCACATCTTACTAAGAATAACTAAATTAATATTAGTAATATAGTTAAATTGCGGGGGCAGGATTTGCACACTGCCTTGATTTCACCTTATGAGAGTGATTGGTTACTACTACCACACCCCGCCATATTTTAATATAATACATTAAAGTAATATGTTTGTCAAGTTAATATTATTTGACAAGTTATTAAACCTTGTAGTATAATTGCTGTTAATTACTACAAGATTCAATTATTATGAAAAGTATGCATAATACAATTTGGAAATTAGATAAAGATAAATTACAAGATATATTAAATAGCTGTAATACTTTAGCTGAAGTTCTTTTAAAAATTGATATGTCTCTTCATGGAAATAATTACAAAGAATTAAACAATAGAATAAAAGAAGATAGTTTATCTTTAGACAAGTTAAATAAAAATAGAAAAGCAAAATCTTTTGGAGGGATTAATGCTCTTGATTTAGATAAAATATTAGTAGAAAATTCCACATATAGCAGACAAGATCTAAAAAGAAGATTAGTAAAAGAAAATCTATTAAAATATAAATGTTCTATTTGTAATAACCCTGGACATTGGAATAATCAAGAATTAGTTCTTCAATTAGATCATATTAATGGAATTAATAGTGATAATAGATTAGAAAATCTTAGATTCTTATGTCCTAACTGTCACACTCAAACAGAAACTTATGCTGGTAGAGGAAGAAGAAAAGAGATCATTCAAAACAAATGTGTAGATTGTAACTGTAATATACATATAAAATCTACAAGATGTGGTAAATGCTCTAAGATAAATAATAAAGTAAACTTTTCACGTCCTTTAAAATTTGAAGTTACAAAAGAAGAACTACAAGAATTAGTAGATAAATATCCTATGGTTTATATAGGAAAGATATTTGATGTAAGTGATAATGCTGTAAAAAAAAGATGTATTAAATTAGAAGTTGATTATAAAAAGAAAAAGTAAATACAAAAAAAAGAGAGTTAGTGTTTAACAACTCTCTTTTTTTTAATAAATGCGGGTAGCAGGGCTTAAACCTGCGGCCTCTGGCTCCCAAAGCCAGCACTCTTTTCTTCTGAGCTATACCCACTTATTATTAATACTATATATCATCGCAAGCAACAAGATTTTTACTTGTACCAGATATTAACTTCTGGCACTAAACTTAATTAGCTTCTACTTTACTAATATAGTATTAATATACTTATAACACATTTACATTAACATGTCAAACTATTTCACATTCTAATATAGATTCTCTTACAGAATTATCTATAATACTAGTTAAAGTATAAACAGGAAAATAAGAAGAACAACCTTCAACAGTATATCTTTCATCACCTTCTCCTACAATAGAAACAATATCCTTTCTTTTATATTTAGGAGTTTTTATTGTTAAAACAAGAGACTTTATTATAGTCTCTTGTTGTTCTATTATCTTTGTTAATTCTTTATTTATTACATCTTTTAATCTAATTTGCTCTTTTAAATCTTCTATTTTATTATTTAAAAGAGTCAACATCTCTCTTTGAAGGCTTACATCTTTCATATAATAACTTTTTATCTAACAGCTAATTCAACAAGATCAATAAAGTCTGTACACATAGTTAAAGAATGTCCTTGCTCATCTACAAAGTCATAAGAACTAAATAGAGCAGTCCATTCTTCTCTTGTTCTAGGTTCTTTTTTAGAAGAACACTTACACTCATTATTACAGTTAGATGCTTTTTCATTATGCATTTTATTCTGTAATAAATAACCTTCTAACTGCCATAGTTGATTAGCAGCATCTTCTCTAGCATACTTTCTACCTAATTGTATATCAAAGTAATTAGGATCAACACAAGCTCCCCTTCCTGTAATAGTAAAGCCATTATAAATTCTATAACTTATTAATAGTTCTTTATTCCAAAAAATAGTTTCTTGTGTTTCAGCAGTATCTAAAATGTTATTGATTTGATCTTGAGTAACAGTTATTTTTCTAGACATGATTTTTTATTAAGTAAATTATTTATTTATATTAAAATCAAACTTAATTTTTTTACTTTTTAATAAAAGTAAAATGTCTAGTATAAGTGTCACAAACCTGCCAATAATAACATAAAGGGGCTGTCTTTGATATTGAGGGTTGACTAAAATTAAAGTAATTTACAATCTCATAGTTGTTATCTTTTTGAATCTTTTTTAAAGTATCTTCAATAAATAACAACTCAGAGAGGGATCTAATTGTAATTTGCACACCACCAAAAGGATTACCACTTTTATTTACAATGCCACTAATAAAGACTGAATATCTTTTTAATATATCTTCAATATCTGTTGGAGATATACAAACATCAAGATCTAAATAAAGATCACCAACAGCATAAATAGGATCTACATCAAACTCTTGTTTTAGTAAGTGTAGTTCTTTTTTATGCATCTCTAATTGATGATTTATTATTTCTTGATGATGTATATATAACTTAAGAAAGGCAAAAGCATCTTCAAAAGTGTTAAATAAGTAATTATTTTTGTCCTTTGCTGATAAATAGTTGACCCAAGAAAGATCCTTTTCTAATACATTATTAGTATCATCCTTCTTAGTAATTACCCAATTAAATATACTTTTAGACTCAATTACATAGTTCTCAGAACTATCTTGAACTGCAATTAGATATTTACAAGGATATGCATTAATTATAAGATCCTTCATTGTTTAGCCACAATTAGATATAAAAGAAACATATATGTAGAAAGAAATATACATAAGCCTAGATATCCATACTTTCTTCCTTTGCTTTCATGTAATTCAATCTGCTCATTTACAATTTGTCTTACATCTTCTTTATTTATACTTATCATAAAAACATCTTTTTTATTCATATATTAATGACTTTCTATTGTATTTATATTTTTATTAAGTCCATTTCTGAGACTGTTTCAATATCATCTTCACTTGTGCTACCAAGAGGAATTATATTATAGACTGGGTAAGACTGTTCATACATATAGTCTTGAATTACATAAGTAGTATCACTATCAAGAAATATATTTACTTTATCTCCAATTTCAAATTTAGGCTTAACAGTAAGATTTGTAAAATCATTAATAATATGTTTTAATTTATAAATCTTTTGTTGTGCATCTTCAATTACTTTATAGAGTGCTCTTTTATCTTCTTTTAAAACATCAATCTTTATTATTAAATGTCTTATAATATTATCTTTTGTTTCTTCTTCTAAATGATTACTCATTACACTTCTTCTACTTGTTTAGGATCAAAATCTTCATTAATATAATTTAAATAACCCATTGGATTAGATACCAATAATGTGTCTCCAAGCATAAACTTTTTATACTTATAATGAGTATGACCTGTAAACCAAATCTTAGCCCCACTATAAGCAACAAACTCATCTAAGTTAGAAGCATAAGCGGCACTTAAAATATCTTTATGATATGTAGGATCAATACATTTTATAGAAGGAGTATGATGTGTTAATACAGCTATATTACATCCATTAAATACTTCTAAGTATGTCTTTAAAAAATCAACAGATTCATAATGAGCATGTAATAAATCAGAGGGTATAATCTTTTTATAGCCAAAATTACTATTTCTAATTTTATAAAAATCATTCATTCCTTTAAAACAAGCAGACATTGCTAATTGTTGAGGAACAATAGGTTCTAATAATTTATAATCTGTCCACAAAGTACAGCCTAAGATTATCCAATCTTTAAAAATATAATAATCATTTTCTAATACATGTATATTTGTGTCTTTGGCAGCTTCTTTTAACTTATCTATATTTCTAGGCCAGTTAGTTCCATAAAACTCATGATTACCACATATATAAAATATTGGCTTATTAATCTTTTGATCTAACAACCATTTAATAGCTCTTGTTTTAGTATGTATATCACCAGCTAAAATAATACAGTCACTATCAGTATCTTTTATTTTTACAGTACTACTATCTTTATAAAACTCTAAATGAATATCACTAAGAGGTTGAAATCTCATTATTTAATTCCATAATCTTCTAAAATATTTACCTAATAGCATAGTTGCATCATTAATAATCTTTTCATCTCTATTAGGTTGTTCAAACCCTTCTTTGGTATACAACATCATTAATAATCCTTCTAATATACTTTTTAAAATATCACCCCAACTACCTTCTTCAAACTCTTGAGAAGTACTGTCATCTAACTTATAAAATACATATAATCTAGAAACAAGAAATCTAGTTATTGTATCATCCAAATTCCACAGTTCAGTTGTATTCCAACCATAATTACTATTTAGATATTGTATAGTTTCTTCTTCAGAGGCATCATAATCCTTATATCCTAATGTTAAATCATATCTTTCATAGAGGGCTTTTAATCCTTCTTTATAATCCTCAAAGGCTAATAAAGTTGTTAAATCCATAGTCTTCTAATATACCTTGCTAATAAAGTCATACCATTAATATGAATCATACTTTCTTTAGGAGTAAAGCCACTACCATCATGTTCTAGATTAAGTAGAATCATTCTTAAGATATCTTTAACAATGTCTGCCCAACTTCCTTCATCAAGATAAACATCCTGTCTACCTTCAACATCTTCTTTATAAAACACATATAATCTGGGAAGAATAAACTTAAATATAACGTCATCTAAGTTCCAAAGATCAGAGAAAGCCCATCCATATTTCTTTTTCATAATTAGATTTTGTTGTCTAAGCTCTTTTTCTTCTTGACTTATATTAGGTGCATTAGGATCATTCTCTTCTTCTACACCTAATAAATTATATTCTTTATAAATAGCTTCTAAACCATCTAAAGGATTATTATATTTAAGTAACTCTTCTAACGTCATATTTTTTTTAAATTGTTTAAATGGTGTGTGCCAATGATCAAGACTAGGAAATACAAATCCAAAGCCTAATTTAGTAGGTATAACATAGTTATAGTTAGCAGGGCATATGTCACCGCCAAGTATAATATATGTATTAAAAAACCAAATGTATAAGCCTGGACATAATGTGTCTAAACTATAAGCCAAAGATCTTTGTTTAATGTTGTAAAAGGAATCAATAAACTTTAGTAAATCTTTATAAGATGCTTTATGTTTGTTGTTATTAATGAAATAACCACCTTTATAAAATCTTACATTGTATATATATATATAATTAGAAGTTGCAACTGACTTAAAAAACTTTAATTCAATATGATCTTTAAACGCTTTTATAGAAATACAGTTAGCTTGAGGACTATCTATATAAATATTAGGAAGCATATAGTTTAAATCTTGTTCTACCTTTTCTAATAACTTATTCAAGTTATATAGTATTCTAAAAAGATCAATTCTATTTTCATAGAAACTAAGAGATATTACCTTTTTAATATCTCTTAGTTTAGAGAGTTGAATCATAACAGTTATCTATATATCTACAATAATACAATTGGTCATCTTCTGTTGTGAACATATCTCCAACTTCTGTTTTATCATATACTCTTTTTGGAACAACAAAAAAACCATTTCTATCTTTAAATCTTAAGATATATTGTTCTTCTATATGATAATCAATTGGATGATCATATGTATCAAAGCCTTTAATATGTTCTGCTTGTATATGCTTCTTTTGTGATACTTCTATTACTTCTCTTACTTCTCTTACATTAGTAGATAGTGCAGGAAAAGCATAAACATTTAAGCTTAGTGCAAATAATAGACTATATATCCATTTCTGTATTGTTTTCATCTTTCTTAATAACCTTTTTTTCACATTCAATGATAGGGGTTTCTTCTAAGTTATATAACTCATATAACTTAATTGCACAATCTCTATTAGCTTGATAGATAGTTTTATAAGGACCACCCTTATATTGTAAATTATCAAAATGAATTACATAATAAAAGGGCAAGTCTCCTTCTGGATCTAGTCTATGAATGTCCTGAAAGTAGTGATTCTCAGGATTTAATTTTGTATTTAAATTAGAACTATCCTTAAGTAAATCTTTACCAGCAAACATACTAGAAATAGATATATATTCACTTTGTTCAATAGTTGGTTCAACTATAATATCTTTTACTTTTTTAGTTCTGGCCATGATTTTTCTCTAAATAATTAAACTCATCAGCTAATTCAGTTAATAGTTTTAGTCTTTCTCTATATTCTTCTGAGGTTTCAAAGCCTGAATAATCAACATGAAAATCACAATTTAAAAGAGGCAAACTATTATCTAAATTAAAACCAAACTTTTTTATACTATCAATATCTTCTGGTAACTCTTGAGTTAAAATTTCAATAAGTTTACTAATTAAGTCTGCTTTATTATTAACAAAGCAGAGTCTTATTTCTTTACTAAAATGTCTTTTCTTTAGTTTTTTATTATTCATTAATTTCTTTTAAATAATTTAAGACTTAAAAAGGAGTAGTATTTTCTACTACTCCTTTCATTTATTGTTAGGCTAAAACAGGTGCTTTAGAGAAGCTAACAATATTATTTTTAACGTTGCCATTTATTTTTCTGTCACCTAGCTTTTCATTCATAAAACTACTAAGCATGTCTAATTAGTTATTTCTAGCATCGAAACCTTTCAGACCCTTGGCAAATCAGAATAGATTTGAACTATTACCAAAAGTTTTGGAGACTCTTATGCTACCGTTACACTACTGAAATAAGTGGATCTGGGGGCATTGAAGCCGCCGTGTACCAGACTACTTTTTAGACTTCAATAACTTTATTATTATCTAATACTTCTTTATATTTGTCAAGTACTGACTTAGACATTGCTAATATCCAATCTTTAATATAATCTTGATTCCAATCATTTTTCATAAAATTAATACCCATACAAACAAATTGTACATTACCTTCAATGTAACCATAATTAGAATTAATTCTGTCTAAAGAAGCACCATTAAAAGGTTTTACGGTGCTAAATCCCTCAACACCATGAGGTAATTCTAAAGGTAAATTAGATATAGCACACAGACCATTCTGTTTAGCCCATAACTCCTTTAGATATTCAATTGAAATCTTAAATTCTTGTTTAGTCCTTCTAGTTTTTATTCTTAAGAAATAATTAAAGGGTTCAGCAGGTCTTATAGGTCTTATGTTATTTAGATGTTTAATACCTTTTTCAGACTTTGAATATTCTATAGATCCTTCTATAAGTAAATGTTTATTATCTTCATAGGAACATTTCTTAGAACAATAAAACTTAGTTCCTAATCTCAATTTTCTGTTGTATTCTCCTTTGACTATATCTTTAGGATTTCCACAACATTGACATAGTATTTTTATATAATTCATATTAGTATTTTAATTAACTAATACAAATTATATAATGGAAGTAGTGAGTATGTCAAATTAATAAGTAAGCAGTCTATCCATCAGCGCCACCAACTAATATACATAAACATTCATCATAAACTGAATAAGGATACTCAGCCCTTGTTCTCATATTCTTATCAAACTTTACTTCAACACCATCAAATTTAAACACAACTTGACTTTGTAAATGCTTATAATCTTTATAAAGTAAAGCTCTAAACATGTATAATACTAGCTCTTGAGCAGTATATACTGTATTACTCTCACCCATTTGTAATGCATTTAAATGAGATATACAAAATGCTTTTACTTCTTTATCCCTAAAAATAAGACCAGCTACATCATTATAGCTAGCATCAATTGTAAGTACACCATTCATAGTTTTATACTACTAACATTTTGTTTAATTCTTTTATTTAAAAGGCCCTTCATATTCAACTCACCAAAGACTCTAAGATTCATTAAAGTGCCATTTCTAGTTATATGGTTATATTCTTCTAACTGCTCATCAGACATAACATATGTGTATATAACCTCATCATATGTTGGACTATGTATAGAAACAATATTCTTATTAGTAGTCATATTTTTTTTATTAACCAATACAATCACAATAATAATCTGATTCTATTAAATATATACCTTTTGGAATTGCACCAGCATTAAACATGTCATTTAATCTATCAGACCATTCATCATACTTATCTGGCTTTGATGGACAGTTATTTATTGAAGGTATATCCATTTTATATATACCACTATATTCCCATTCAAAGCCGATATGTATATCCTTAACTTTATAATACAATTCAAATAAAGCTTTTAAGTCTTCTCTTGTAAAGTAATAACATTCTATCTTAGCTTTTTCTAAAAATACTCTTAATCTCTTTAGACCTTTTCATTTATTATTAACTATTAATATATGCTTTAAGTTCTTTAACCATATTCTTTTGCTGCTGAACTTCTTTAGACAATTTAGATATCAATCTTTTTTGATATGCTATATAAGCTTCTAATGAGTTTATTATATTCTTATCAGTTCCTGGAAGTAATGATCCTAACACTCTAATCCTCTACATATTTAATATCTTTAAATGCATAAGTTCTAATATCGCCTTTATCTAAGTCATATACTTCCATAAGCCATTGCTCTTCTTTGTGATACTCTGTTGTACCCCATCTTAAAGGACCGCAAGGAATAATATGTCTAATACCTAAATTACCCTTCCAATTTTTATAAAGTATTGTAATTATTTGTTTATTAGATATTTCTTGTTTGTCCATTTTTTCTTTTAGATCTTCAAAACCTGTATTCATTAGCTGTCCTTTACCTGCAATGTTATTGCTATTATGCATTCTAATCATGTTTGGATTCCCAAGTATTAACTAGTAAACCTTTCATTTTACAATAATATCTACATTCACTATAAGACCACTTACTAATTAAGTTTATTAGTTCTTCTTGTAGTTCATATTGATCTCTTTTACTATCAACAATAGAAGCTTCATTCATCCATTTTACCCATTGAGTCTCTAACAATCTAACTTGAGTTGTTAAGAGGCCCCAAAAAGAACTTATCTCATCAGCACCATATTTAATGAATTCTGTAGGTAATAAATTATTATTTATTACAGTTAGTCTTTCTAATAGAGTATTAATAACATTTTCTGTATTAACCTCATAACAAGCATATTTAGGAGTAAAAATCATTGCTCCTATGTTCATCATACAGTCTTGTAAAGTATCTAATAGAAAATATTCAAAATCATCAGCCTTATAAAATCTTTTAACATTACCTAACCAAGCATTAGTTAAATCTACTTGAGCTTGTACTATACAAGTAATATGATCTTTTCTAAGAGTAATAGGTTCATTATCTTCACCATTGTGAGCATGAGTAAATCCTTTACTACCAAGTCCTACTACTTTACTTGTAACTCTTTTAGCCATTTTTTAACTCACTATTTATATTATTTAATTTCTTAAATAAACAAACTTAAATAATATAAACAGCAAATTAATTAAGACTTATAAATCTTTAGGATCTATAGGATCTAAAGCTGCTATTCTTTCATTTATACCTTTACATATACCCTTTACATAAACATAAGCATTATTAGACTTTTTATATTTATAATAAGGCTCTGAAGCATATTTAGCATTTAATAGTTCAGCTACATCTTTACACATGTCCTCAGTAAAGTCTTCTAATTCAAACCAATCTGAGTCATAGTCTCCATCAGTTTTATTGTACTCAATACAGTAATATTTTTCTTCTCTATCTCCAATCTTTCTTGTATAACAATTATATCTATATTTCATATTTAGTTTTATTAAAAGTTATTTTACCTTTAGACCAGTGATCGCCTTTAATTTCAAACCTGCTAGATACAAATTTAGCAACATTGTTTATTGAATCTTTATAGTCAAATTCACCAGCATTTCTAATGACATAGCCTTCAACTAAATCATCATTATACTTTTCTAAGTTGTTTAATTCCTTTATAGCTGCTTCATTATAAACACCTTTATACAATACAGGTGGAGTTTTTATATTTAATATAAAAGCTATATTAAGTGTTTCTTCCCATGACAAACATGTGGTGCCATTCCATGCGCTATGTAATAGAAACAAAGCTTCTAAGTTATTATATTGGATTGTATGAAAGCCTTTCATATTTTCACCAACTAATCTTAAATCAGGCAACTTACCATGCAACAACAAATAATTACTAGTATATAGTTTTTCTCTCCACCAAATATGTAACCAGTCTCTAGACTCATGTGCTTTACTATCTAAAGACTTAGCATGAAATGTTCCATCGTTGTACAAAGAAGTATTCTCACCATCAAATTTTAAAGTAACAATAACCTCTTTATCTTTAAATATATTAGTTGATCTAATAAACTTATCATCCTTACTTAATACTTCAGACCAAGGTAGATGATATATTCTTGGCGCTTTTAACTTAGTCATAATTTATTGGTGTACTAAACTCACTAAAAACATTTTGTAAAGACCTTAAGTTTTTGCCACTACCTTTACTCATTCTTCTTGTGGCAGCTTCTTTATCCGCCATTGTTTTAAGTGCATTAAGAAACTTTATATTTTTATGAAAATCAACAAGAGGTACCTTAGTACCCTCTTTAAGAAAGTCAATTAAGGTTTGACCATCTACAAGTTCTCTATGTAAGAAACTATCAATTACTTCATCAAGAGTTAGCAAATCTTCTAAACACTCTTCTTTAGTCCTTATATATAAACATCCTCTTCATAGTACTCTGGTATAAAGAATTTATTGTTATCAATCACTCTTTCAAACTTCTTAAACACTTTATACTCAGCATTAGTTAATTCTTTAATTGAGTAACAATCTAACCATTGTTGATAGCTATAATAATCAATCTCTTGATTACTACCAACTCTATGACAACAGCTTTTATACTTTGCAAATGCCAACTTAGCATCTCTACATATTTCAATCCATTCATTTAAAAGCATAAGTAAAGAGCATTGAATATTTATTTCATCAGCCCAACTTGAACTATATGTAATTAATAATTTAGTATCTTTCATATCAATCAAATATTACCAAATAATCTTTTTTAGTTATAGGATTAGTAACTACACAAGGTTTAATAGCAATTAGCTCATTCATTTGTCTATCAGCAGTTTCCCAAATTATATCTGCAACTTGTAAGTTTCCATACTTACTTTTAATATCTAACAAATATTTAACAATATCATCTATAGTTTGTAGTTCTTCCATTATTTATTTGTCATTGTAAAACATTATATTATCAATTACATCATAATAAAAGAAGTGTGTTTTATCACATCTAACACACTTCTTAGCAACCACCCATCCATATCTATAGCCAAATATCCAACTATGAATATTTAATCTACAAAGAATATCTACTAATATATTACCTCTGTATAAAGACAGCCACTTTCACTAATACAATCTTTATGAGTCATGTAATGTAGTGGCTTATATTTTTTTTATTTTTGCTTTATGCTTGTTTCTTATTAACTTCATTTATCTCATACCAAAAGCTAGAAAAATAGAATTTATTATTAATAATATACTTCAAACTTTCTAAGTTATCTGGTAAATCAATAACAATATTATCTAATCTTCTAGCTTTAATTATTCTCATTTTAATGTATTAGAGTAGAACTATTTAAATATTTTATAAAGCTATTCCAAGCACTCTCTTTAGAAGCATTAAATTGATATGTATCACAACTGTCTGGAAATATATTAGTTAATATATTCTCAAAGCACCAACTACCTTTTTTACTCCATGAAGTATCTTCTTTTACTTGATAGACTCTAATCTCTAAAGCAGATTCATTATAGAACTCTAAATATAAATTAATATAAGCCTGAGTTAGATCAATACCCTGACTTCTCTTTTTATTAATCATAGTAAAGTTATATTGATCTGAACCAAAGCCTCTATTATTCATTAGATTTTCTGCCAACTCTTGATAAAAAGGAATCTTACCTTCTTCTATATTTATAAAGAAGGTAAGATTTGCTGTAACCATATAATATGTCTTCATTAAGTTATTAAGTATTTATGCTTAACGGACGGGACATGCCCCTTGACAAGAAGCACCTAAATCAACATCATCAATATCAACATTAGCTCTTAAAGCTGCTTGTTCTAATTTAGCTAATAGATCTTCATTGACATAGAACTTGCCATCTTTAACCCACTCAGACTGCTTGAAAGAAGACATCATCTTGTTATAGACTTCTTCTGTTATTTCTTCATTAGGAAGAAGAGGATGATTACCACTGTAATAAGATAAGAAGGCCGCATTAATAAATCTAAACCAATTCTTTTCTTGATGTAACTCTTCTGCTAAGTTATCCCATTCATCTTCTTTAGCTGTAATAGTAGAAGACACCATATGATCAACATAACAATCAGTAAATCTAAGTACATTTTGCAACTGTCTACTAGCACTTACACTACCTTGAGATTCAACCATACCAGAGTTAACAGGAAACTCAAATAAAACTGCATTAGAATTGTTAAAGGCTTCTTGTTTATCCTTATCAGTTAGAGATCTAAAGTGTTCAATTCTACTCCAAACATCTTTAAACTTTGGCTCATATTTTGATTTAGTAATATTAAACCTAACTAATAACCTTTGAAATAATCTAATAACATTATTATTACTAAACACTTCAACTTGATCATTATATAGTTTAAGTAAATCATAAGGAGTTGGAATCCAGCTAAAGCCCTGATCTTTTAATGTCTTAGCAAGAGCATCATTAGCGCCCATTTGAATTCTATTAATATAATAAGGTGCCCAATCCCAATGAACTCCACTAGAAGAGCCTAATACTTTAGAGCCAGTATTATGCGATTTAATACCACCTTGATAATACCAATGAGGATCATCTACTTCTATATCATAAGTGTTAATTAACTCTTCTAATACTTCAACACTATCAACCTTATAAGGATTTTTATGACTCTTATCACTTGAAATAATAAAGCCATTTAATTTAGCTTTAATACTATTACTGTTAATAAAATCAATAGCTCTATTAGTTGAATAAGTTCTACTTAACTGTAAGTCATAATAAATGCCAATACTTTTAGTTGTTTCTCTTGTATAATCATAACAACTAAATGATAGCCCTACTGCTTCTCCAACTTCTTGTAACATTCTTGCAAAGTTTTCATTCTTTGTAGTAATACTACATCCTTTGTTTTTAAAGCAGCCATCATTATCTAAATAACCACAAATAAAAGATAGTAAAGCTTCTCTACTAGATCTTCTAATAATAAGAGGAATAGTAAAGTTTTTTGTCTTTAATAAACCATTAAGCTTTAAATATTCAACTAAATCTGTAGAATTAATATTTACCCTATACATATCTTTTATTTTATCTTTTGTAGCAACAGTAGAAATATTAAATAAACTATTGCTTAAATCAACAAACTTTTGTACTACTTCTATATATCCTGAATAGAAACTAATTGCATGATTAGTTACACTACCATTAGCAAATACACTAGCAACCCACCAAGATAAATCATTAGTTATTTCTTTAGGAAATAATAAATCTTCTTTTCTTAAATGATTATATTTAGCACTGTAATTTGCTAGTAATTCATTAGTTACTTTATTATAAGTATCTAATTCAATATCTAATACATCGCCTTTCTTTAAATTAACAGCATTTTTCCATAAACCATTTACACTAAAAGGATGTTGGAGTGTAAATACTAATTCTCTTCCATTGTTTAGTTTAATTTTTACAACTTTAGATAAGCCGTTATTATATACACTTCTAATAGAAAATCCTTTAGTTGTTGTATTGTTTGTATCAACTTTATTAAAACCTAATTTAGATACATCTCCGATCTCATCAACTCTTAATAAACCTTCAGTTGTTGTTCTTATATGTGAAATTTTTCCGCACCCCTCTGGTTTAATACAACACACCATTAAGGGTCTTTCAATACCTAACTTATTAGCATATGTAGTTGCTTCATCATTAGCCCAGTCATTTAACTTAGTCATTAAGTCTTCTTGTTCTGTATAAGACAAATCTAGTTTATTAAATAATTGAATCCAACCAGTGACTGACACTCCCAACAATCTTTCAGCTTTCTGAGTATCATCTAGTTCAGCTCTAGGCATAGTAACAAAGGTTTGTCTTGTAGCTATTCTAACTGTAAGTTTAATAGCTTGTTCTAAAGCTTTCTCATCTAGCTTATAACCAGTAACTGCACATAAATCATTATTATTACATTTTTTAATAACAAATTTATTAATTGGAAGAGTTGTTAAATTGCAAAATCCAGTTCCTTTACCATCTTTATAACCTACAGACAAAATTATTTCGTGGCATGGGTTCGTACAAATATCACAAAAATATTCCCAGATTTTCTTAACATCAAAATCAGGTCTGTGCTTTCTAACAGCTAACCACTTCTTACCAACCATCTTCAAATAGTTAGCAAAGCCTGGATCACCAGCATTAGCAATTACTTTAAATCTTTCTTTTAACCATTCAACAGAAGGTTTGTACTTATCAATAAACTTGAATAAATCTTCTTTAGAAACATCTGGATTGGCTTCTAGAAACTCTCTTAATTCAGATAAATAAGGGGTGCCTAATGCTTCAGTATTATTACTTTGAATTCTATAATACTTACCCTTTAAAGTAGGATCATCAAATAGGTTTACCTTAGCATTGGCCATTAGGTCATCACCTTCTTCAAAGAGACAAAGTAATGCAGATCTTCTAGTATTACCAGCTACAACACCCTTAGCAATAGCACAACAAATATCTAAACAATCAATACTTCTAAGCTTACTATCCGGACATTCATTAAAGATATCAAAGACATCTTTAAGCAAATTCTTTAATGCTTCATGACCACTAGCCGTGCCACCAAAACCATTAATTCTCTCACCTAATGGTCTAACAGAATCAAAATTAAATGAGATAGACGTATCTTTATTTATACAAAAAGCTATTTCTAAGAGAGCGTGTAAAGCATGTATCCATCCTTCTCTACTATCCCCAACCTGTACAATAGTTGCATTCTTAGAATAACTTACAATGGTACTTTCAATTCTCTCATGTTTAGGCTTTGGGTTATAAGAATCAAACAATATATCAAACTTCTTAATATTTGACAGCTCATTAATATCAGAGCCAAACACTCTAAATCCAACACCAGTACCAAGCATTAACAGTTCAAATACAGTTGTAAAAGCTTCTATTCTATTAATAGCTAAAGCTGAACAATTGAAGGATGAAGCAGGATGTTTTTTATTAGCTTCAGTGCCTGCAATCCACATACTTCTACCAGAAGGCAGAGCTAGTAATTTATTCATATGATCCATCATAGTAGATCTTTCTAACTCATACTCTTGATCACTAATAATATCTTTAACAAGGTCTAAATTAGCATCTACTACTCTTGCATTTCTTTCTACAAATGTCTCTCTTCTTTTTTTATTTGGCAGCCATCTTCTATATGTTCTAATATCAACAATAGAACCTACAGGACCAAAGTCAGGTTTAATATCTTGTTCTTCTTTATTTAACTCAAATTCAACTAACATATAAATAAGTAATAATAATTTTATCTTTTAAAGACAAACTTAAATGTATTGATAAGTTAACACAGCTTTTATTACAATTTTATGTAATGTGTTAACTTATCAATTAGATCACTATTTTACTTTCTTTGTAGTTACTTCTTGTTCTTGTGTATTTTTATAGTCAATGGAAGCTGCAGCTTCCATTGGAATAAGTGTTACTACTCTTGTCCAATTTCTTTGAGCTACCGCTTCAATTACATCTTCTCTATTCTTATGAGTTGCTAGTTTAATAGCCTGAGCACCTGGCCCTTTAATTCTGATCTTTTCTTTACTAACAAAGGTTACTTTAAACCCATCAGGAGTAGACTCTCTACTAGAAATAATAGCAACATTTCTCTTTAGATTATTAAGATGTGCCGACTTAAGTCTTCTCTCATCAGAAGCTGGTCTTTTATTTTTATTACCTTTTACTGGTTTAGCCATGATATGTATTTCCTATTATTTTTATTAAATTATGTTCTTTGAGCTATATATTTTTTAAAGGTTACACTATTAAAACTTTTAGTTGTATTAGGTAAAACTGACAAACAAAAGTCTAAAATGATTTGTCTTTCCTTCTCATTGCTTATCTGACATATATGATTTGCCAAATAAATAAAATCTTTTTCTAGTCACATTGTTATAGTAAATATAGTAATTTGCTACTTAACTAATAAAACTTAAAAAGCATATTAAATGTCTAATACTTTTAAATCATATTTATCTAACAAAGTATTGTCATTTATATATAATAAACTATACTCTACACTGTATTTAAAAGATACATTGTCAAACAACTTATCATTTATAAATTGTTTTTTAATTTTATATCTAATATGTGGATTTAAGTTTAAGGGTGACCAAGTATCCTCAGGGCTATATTTAAAATCTTTTAAGAGATATCTATCTTTTAATTTAATTATAAAGCCTAGACTAGAACATTTCTCCTTATTATTTCTTTCACTGATCATATATACTAGATCAGTATTAAGAAACATAATTAAGCCAGTTAAATCTGATTCAGAATATGGCATTAATCTAACAAATAAATAAAGACATTCTTTATTTATTTCAAATGTCAAGTCACCATCTGCTGTATATATGTTATTAAAAATAGAATCAGGTAGAAGATAATCTAACACTTTAACTTGATCCTTTGTAACAAGTCCTTTATAAAATGACTTGCTAGTTATTTTTATATACTCTTCTATAGACATTGTAAAAGGAGCTGAATATGTATAATATTGAGCCTCTGAGTTTTGCATAAAATAATAATTATTATCTAATCTTACTTTTAGCAATACATTATAAACATCTCTACAAAAATCATGATCTAAAACATGATCCTTTAATTTTACATTGAGACAAAATAAAACTCCATCAATTTCTTCTAAAGTTATTTGTTTTTTCAGACGTAAAAAAACAGATGCTTTAATAGGAAACTGATTAATTTTATTTTTTATTGTATCTAGTCTTATTAACTTCATTATTTATAAGGATTTATAAGGTTATTTTATGTCTATAACTATTAATATAAAACTCTTTTAATTTTTAGTTAAAAGAGTTTTATAGTATAGAGCAATTGCTATTGCATCTGCTTGCCCATCATTTTTAGGATTAAAATCTCTTGTTAATACCATACTCTTTCTTTTTGTTGGTTTAAGTTTAAGAGGCAATCCTGGATCAATAACATTTTTAAGAACTATTGATTGCCAAACTCTAGGTTCAACTTCAATTATTTCAAAATCTAATGTAGACAATATTCCCAACAACATTCCAAAGTTTTTCATAGTGGTTTTTGCTGATTTAGTACCATCTCTACCACTCATTATAGTTTGAGTTTCAATAATAACTTTATTAGTTAATAAACTCCATTCTTGTAGTTTAGTATATATGTTTTTACCATGTAGCCAAGTCTTTTTATCTTTTTTATAAGTAGGAGTATTAAGAACTTCTATTACTTTATCTGTAGTCAAATTATAAAGGCACAAGGCACCTTCTAAACCAGGATCTAAACTTATTACATACTTGTTATTATCTTTAACAATTTTATTACTAGATTGCATACAAATACTTTACATATTGTTAATACTGTAGAGTATATATTAAATTAGAACAAAAGTGAAAAGATATTTATTCTTTCCAACATATCAATCTGATTGGTTTTTAGAACCACAGTATGTATTATGTGGCAGTCCCATAACGGCTACTTTATCTCCTGTATCTAATGCAACTACTTATTTATGGGAGCAAATAGAGCCTAATCCCCTAACAGATCCTGTAACTATAATTCCAAATAACACAAGTAAAAATGTAATTATTATTATTCCAAATAATATACAAAGTAATATTAGACTTAGAGTAACTTTAAATGGAGACACTAATAATTACAAATTTGTAGATATCGTTCCTTTATTAGTTGATAACATTAATAATTTTAGTAAAGGAGGTTCTTTATTAGCTTATAACAATACATTAAATGATCCTATCACTATAACTTTAGCACCCTATCCTCCAGATGGTCCTCAAGTTATACAATATACTAATAATAATCAAACAACAGGAATTAGATTAAACAGTGTAAATTACACTTATAGAAATACATTTGCACAATTTATTGATGTAATAGACTCAAATAACAATACAACTTCTGTATCAGTATTTAAATCAATAACAGACTTAACAACGCCTGACACTAGACTTAATTTAAATGTTAATACTAACTATACTTTTATAAAAAGATGGTTAGACATTAAAGTATTATCTCAAGAATTAGAAGGCAGTAATCAGCAAATATTAATGTCTTACCCTAATTATATAGCTGATGAATATGCTAAAACTTTTAATAAGGGCGCTTCTTTATTAACATTTAATAGAGTACCTTTTACAGTACAAAACATATTTAACTTAGAAGATATAAGTAGTAGTAGTAATTTTAATAAAGGTGGCTCTTTATTATCATTTAATAGGGTACCTTTTACAGTACAAAACTTATCAGATAATAATGATAATATAAGCAGTAGTAATTTTAATAAAGGCGCTTCTTATTTATCATTTAATAGGATACCTTTCACTTCAATAATTATAGGATAAAACAAATAAATGAAATTATCAGGCCATTTAACTTTAGAAATAGTAGATGAAATTACTGGCAAAGTAATAGAAAAAAGAGAGCAAGATAATATAATTACTAATTTTGCTTATACTGAAATGGTAAAGAATGATAATATATTTCAGTGGGCAGGAAGAAATATATTTATAAGCACAGAAACTGCTACTCCTGTGAGATCTAAAACATCAATTCAATGTAGTGGAACCGCTTATCAAGGTTCTGGACAACCTGCAATTCAAGCTTTTCAAAATGCTAATCCACCTTATTTTGTAATAACACAAAGGTTAGATGCAGTAGTAACTCCTAGAACATTTCAAACAGTTGGATTAACTCAATCTAGTGTAGGTCAAGTTGCAAATACAACAGTAGCTCCTTGGGCATATTTGTTACTTAATACTCCTTGTACTCAACAGGCAGAACAAATTATAAATTTAACTTATAGAGTAACAGTACAAAATGCAACAGTTCCTGGAGTTTCTATAATTAAATATCCAAGATGGATAAATGATGTTTGTGATGCATTAGTTAATACTACATTTGAAAGATATAACTTCTTATATAACACAGTAGTTCCAGCTTCTTTAGATGAATATAACTGGCAGTTGTTGTTTGTAAGTAATAGGCTTAGTAGAACAGGAAGCACAGATGGTTTTAGCCAACCAGCATCTGGAACTTTTATATCAGGTCAGAATCAAAATACTTTATTTTATAGATGTAAACAATATTGGACTATACCAAGAGACAATAATAATTCTAGATTTTCAAATGGAAGAATATTTAATGGTTATTTATGTGGAAATAATTTTACAACAAAAACTGCAACAGGAAACAGACCAGAATCAGATCCTGGAAATACTTTTTCAGCTCATAAACATACAACTTTAAATAATGTAACTTCCAGTTCTAATTTGCAGTCAGCTTTTGCTTATAGTGCAAATCCTAGAGATGATTTAGCTGGCATGTTTATACCTGATAATAATCCTAGTGGAACAGGTGTTTTACAGTTTTCAGAAGATCCATGGACTGAAAAATGGCCTTCTATATATAGAATAAGAATAACTGAAGGAGGCCCTGTTGGAACTGCAAAATTTGTACTTGGAGTTAAAAGATTTGGAGGACATTCTGCTGATGCAAATTTTACTTATAGTGGATCTGGTACATCATTTCATCCATATATATATGCTGCATTACAACCTTATCCTAATTGTCATGGTTGGCAATATGTAGCACCTATTATTGCTTGGGATAACTATTTAACAGTACAAGCAGATCAAAATGGACTTAGTATAATTAATCAATTTACAGGTCAACATTGGGATTTTGACAGTACAAGACCTTCTCCATTTACATTATCTATTACACAATTTAGACAGTTTGCATTAGATCAAGCAAGAAACTTAATTTATGTTGCTGATTCTGTTACTGGATTATGGAAAATTAATATAACAAACATAAACAGTCCTGTTATAACACAAGAATCAACAACCCCTACATATGCAGTTGATGTTAATGTTAATGGAGTAGTTTATGCTTTTATGAATTTAGCTACAACTGCTCTAACTTTAACTAGTTCTGCTAGTAGTTATACTACTAATTTAAACTTTACAACTGTTGCTTTAACAACTTCTAATTGGCTTAATATACATATTAATAAAATACATGCTGATACTAGGATGGCTATCTGTGTTAGAGATAATACAGTTACTAATGGATTAAGAGGAGCTAGAGTATATTGGTGGAGTTTAGCTGGGGGCTCAAGTGCTAATAATATAACAACAGTACAAATATATGTGGGAGAACATCAAGCTAATTATGCTTGGTCTAAAGGAAGTGATAATAGATTATGGAGTGGTGATGGCACTTTATTATCCTTTAACAGTAGTACTATTATTAGACAGAATCCAGGAGATTTATCACAATTAAATTTATTACCTCAGTATGGAACTGAATCATATAGACAATTAGATGGAACAATAAATACGACTAACTTATTTGGAAATGCTTGTGTTGCACAGGATTATTGGGGTAATTTTGTATCTAATAATGCTAATGGAAACATACAGTTAAGTAGTACAGGAGCTTCTGTTGGAAGTTATAATGAAAATACAAAATATCCTAGAATGCATATTAAAAGAGTGTCATTACCTAATGGTATAGTTTTAGCAGATACAGTTAGTTCAAATTATCTTACAACTGGAAGTAGTAATACTTTATCTAGTTGGATTTGGTATAAATGGAATGGTACTAACTGGATTCCTTCTGTAACTTATAACAATAATACAGGAGATTTCACTGATACAACTGGAAGTGATACTAGAACTACTAGTAGTTCTTTTATAGATTTAATTGATGGAATAAATGTTAGATTTGAAAATACTGCAACTGGAACATCATTTGTAGCTAATGAAGTATATGATCAATATGTATGTCAAGGTTTTATGAAAACAAATGATACATCTTTATATATTGAGAATATAACAGCATATATACAACCCTATTTTGAAAAAGTAACATTAACTCCAACTATAATTACAGCCCCTAATAATTATGGAGTAGTAGTTGATGGAGCACCAGGAAACTTAGGATTAAGTAGTGCAGTTTCTGCTACAACAGAAAATGCTTTATGGCATTCAATATTACCAGAATATGCTCCAAACTTAATGAGATTTACTATAGATGGAACACCTATTACAGGTATTTTTAGAGAAACTGTAGAAACAATTCCTACTCAAGCATCTCTTACAACTGGACAAGTAATTGTATATAGAAATGGTTTAATATTATGTTCTACTGCTGATGTAGGTAAAACATTAGCTGGTTATTTCAGTTATGTAGCTAGGAGTGATTAATTAAATCTTCTTTTAGCTTTAAATAACCAATAAGTAGTAATAATATAATTATCATAATCAATAATTACACACACTCCTCTCAATGTACTTATATATTTAATATATTTAGTATTTATTAAATCCTTATCATAAATAGTAAAAGAGAGGGCCTTTATAGCCCTCTTTTTAGTGCCATATACAATAGCAATCCAAATATATTCAATTGGGATTGCTCTCAAATCACTTCTTCTTTGAGCGTGTTCTACATCTTTAGGAACACCTCCAAACTCAGCCTGATTAACTAAACAATTTTCTTTTATTAGTTTATCTTTGTCAACCAACTGCTTTATCTTTTTCATACTCATTTAATAACAGTCTCCGAGCTACTAAATATGCTATGTAATCTTGTATATTAGCAACCCTAACATTATTAAATGCCGCTTCTTTTATAAAGCTTATAGGTTCTTCTTCATTAATAAAATTATAACAATCATTAAATATAACACCATATTGCTTTAGAAGATCCTTATTTATATCCTTTTCAAATATATCAAGAACTGCTTTATCAATTTTGATTATATGATCAATAACATAATCCCATGTTATCTCTTCGTCTACAAAATTTAATAAATTTACATAACCAATAAAACAATTTAATGCATTGGTTCTAGGCTGCAGTGTTAAAAAACTTAGTAGCTTATTAACTTTTGGGTTCATTTATTTCTACTATTCCTTAAATAATTATTAGCCATCCACAAGGGACATTGTTTTAATCTATTCTTTATAGAAGCATTAATCAGAACAACTTTAGTTCTTTCTTTCATTATACATTTGGGAAATAAGCCAAGCTTTGATACTTCATTTATGGTAAATCTAGGAACACCTAATAAAACACAATCTAATCTTATCTTTTCTAGTCTAAGTAATAAAGACCAGAAATATGTAAATAACATATAAGGATGTGTATCTCCATTTATTATTTGAGTAAAGCTATAACTATCTTTAACTATATGTTCATTCTTAACACTAAAATAATAATAGTTTAAACCTTCTTTATTTAAAGTCTTTTTTAATCTATTAAACCTTTTAAAAGTAACTTCCCACATATTACTGTAAAAAGAAACTTCATCATCAAATACTAGATCAACACAAGAGTGAGTTAATAAATTTCTACTTATAATCTCATTTATTATAATTAAGTAGTGAGGATATAACCTATGTAATACTCTATGTTCATAGACGCACATCTTTTGTAATCTTGGTCTTAATAGATTATTAATTAAGTTTATTACATGTTCATCTTCTTTAATAGACACTGCAATTAATACAAAAGGTATATATAAATCATCAGCAGATCCACACTGAACTGATATACAATTAATAATGTTTGGAGTCATAAAAGTCTAATATTTTAGTAGCATATTGATAGTTAGTTTTTCCTACACTATTATACATTACTTCTCTATTAGCCTCGTCATTAGTTACTTCTATTAATTTAATAAGTTCAACATGCTTAGATAAATCATCAATATACAACTGAACAAGAAAGTCATTAAATCTAATCTTTTTAGATTCAACTAGCTCTTTTGTTAAAAGCCCCTTACATAATAACTCATTAATATCCTTTGCTCCATCAGGTAAAAATACATAATAGTTATTTTTAGGATTTAGTATAATCAGATTTATTATTTGAGGAATTAAACAATTATAAGATTTATAGTTACCTCTTTCATCTTTATCACTATCAAAACAAAAGCATATATTATTAAATTTTTTAAGTTTACTAATATGATTTAATAAACCTTGAACACCTAATATTCCTACAGACTGCATACCTAATTGATATAAAGAAATAGTATCCATAAAACCTTCAGCAATGTAAATACTATTACTATTATATAGATCTATAAATTGTTCTAATATTAATGTACTTATACTAGTTTGAAGGTTCTTATATCTAGGTATAAAATCATTTTCTGGTCCAACATATCTACCAACAAAAGATTCAATCTTATTTGACATTAAAGGGAAGATTATCCTATCAATAAAAAACTCTTTATTGTTTTTGAATAAACCATATTTAATTAAATCTGATCTATTAAATTCACCTCTAAGAGAAGTGCCAGTAGCATAACCAATACCTATTATATCTATTACATCTTTTGTAAGACCTCTATTAACTAAATAGTTTAAAGAGGGCCCTTTTAGATCATTAATATAAATACTGTTTATGCTTGTATAAAATAAATTCTTTTGCTTATCTTCTTCTGATAAAGAGTTTCTTCTTGCTATATTAAACTTAGTTGTTAAATCTTTTATAGAGTCTTTAAGTCTATCTTTATCACCAAAAGTTAGAAGAGCATTTAGAGCAATTACATCTGCTTTAAAGTTACAAGAAGCACTATAACAGTATACAAACTCATTATTTATTACAGAGGCAGATTTAATCCTTTTACAGCAAGGACAGTCTATTCTTTTACTATATCCTGTTGATAATAGATCACTTATTTTTACCTTATTTTTAATATCATTAATTAGATTTCCCACTTATAAACCTTAAGTATTCTGGATCAATGAAACAGCAGCTCTCAAAATAATCTGGATTACCAATAACTCTAATATTTTCTATATTAGTATTTCTAGAAAGCCCTACATATGCCATGCCACTTGTTCTACCCATAAAGGTATCTTGTTGGCCCATACTAATTTGTAAAGCATCTGTAGTTATTCCTTGTGTACTATGAATGGTACAAGCAAAACTTAGTCTTAGAGGGATATAGTTAATACTACCTTCTTCTAACATAGTATCAGGATTTAACACCTTCTTCTTTACATATTTAACTAATATAGATTTGCCAGTTCTAAGTAAATTAACAAGAACACTATCCTTAAATAACTCTTCAACAACCCCCATATCTCCATTAGCTATAAGGCCCCCATCAGTTACAGTATTTGTAATACATCTAACTAATACTCCAACCTTTAACACAACAGGATCTAGAAAAGAATTCCAACTATTATCAACCTTACCTAACTTATATCCTTTATAAGTATACTCTTGATAGTTATCAATCGCCTTTAGTCTAGCTAAGTTATAGGCTTCAACTTTAGCTTTAGTACTAAATAAAGTTATGCCTAAAAAATCTGATTCAATGTCTTTAACAAAACAATTATTATCTAATAACATTTGTTTTATCTTCTGTGTCTTTCCGAGTCTTAGATCATTTAAAGCGTCTTGAAAATCTTTATTTGTTTGTCTATGTATAACTGTTAGTACTTCAGTATTGAATCTATCTTTATACATACTTTTAAAGTATGGCTCTCCTTTAACAGGTGGTAGTTGAGCAATATCTCCAGTCAAGTATAACTCTAGACTTCTATGTGTTGTACCTCCATACATATCTAATACTTTAATCAAAGTATCAATATAGTCCCTAGGTAACATGCCAAACTCATCAATTGCAATACCATTATAATCTTCAAATAAGTTGTTTAATCTTTTTGTTAGCTTACCTGAAACAAAAGACTTAAGTAGATTTGTTGAATCAATGGCACCTAACAAAGAATGAATAGTACAAGCACTTTCACTTAAATTTACACTAGCAATTCCAGTACTAGCTGTCAATCTAAGATTATTAATACTCATCTCTTGCTTAAGCTTAAAACTTTTACCACTGCCACTAGGACCAGTTACAACCTTTATTGTAGTATTCATTAGTACTTTTATATTTAAATATTTAACATCCTTAATAACCACTTAATATTTTTATAATAAATCTTCTAATGAAATACTATATTTTCTTTACCATATACTTCAGTATATGTATCTATTCTCTTTTTACTTTGGCTTGCAGGCCAGCCAATAGGATCTATAAAGTCTATAACTTCCCCATATGTTTTAGTAAAACTCTTTCTTAAAACTCTACCAACTCTTTGTAATAACAATGTTGGAGAAGAGTTAGCTGCAGCTAATACAACTACTTCTAATGAAGGCATGTCTGTTCCTTCAGTTATTATATTAGGGCCTGCAATTAATATACAATTAGGGTTGCTTATACTACTAAGTCCTTTTGTATCTCCACCTTTAACAATGTATACAAGTTTATGTGGATAAGCTTTTTCTATTAAATCTTTTAATATTACCGCATGATTATTCTTTTCAGTATTAACCTTATTAACAATAATAACAGTAGACTTATCAAGTTGAACTAGTTCAACAATAAGATCATTTCTGCCCTTATTATTTATAATTAGACTATCTATTTGTTTATTATAAGCAAAATTACTAAAGGTACAGTTAATAAACTTACGACTACAATAACCAATTGGAGCCTTATATATATTAATTTTTGGAGTAGATATACAACCTAATGCAATAGCTTGTTTCTCCGTTAGTTCATATAATAAAGGACCATATAACTTAGTAATTAAGTTATTAGTTTCTACATCTTCTGTATATGGAGTAGCTGATAAAGCTGTAATACATTTAACATTAACTAACATATTATATAAATCAATGCCAGACTGATTTATATATTTATGACACTCATCATATATGACATAATCAATTAAATCTAAATTATTAATCTTAGTTAAAGTACCAACTAAACCCACAGTAATATTAGCCCATATAGGATATTTATTACCATCACCAATAGTTGTTATAGTTAAGTTTGTATCTTTTAGATAGTCAACCAAGACATCATTTATTTGAACTAATAAGTCTATCTTACTAACAACAACTAATATATGTTTTACTTGTGTTTTTCTACACAGTTCTGCAATTATTCTAGTTTTGCCTGTACCAGTTGTTAGTTTTAAAACACCACTACCCTTAGTTAATACTTCTACTATAGACTCCATTTGATGTAAATATAAGTTAGAAGTCCAACCTTTTATAAAAGGTAAGGGGGAGTTTAATAGCTCCCCCTTAAAAGAAGTATTAGATAAATCTAATACTTTATTATTCATTAAAAATTACTTATGTCTAACTTAGCTTCTGTTTGTTCTTTTTGTTCTTTAACTTCTTCTTCAGAAGGAGGTGCATAGTTTCCTCTTAACTCTGTAGTAAACTTATTAAATGGTACTTCTTGTAATACAAACTCAGGCTTATTAGCTTTCCAGTGTTGTACAATAAGACCTAATTCAGCAGTATCATATCCACCATCTGAATTAAAAGACAGAGTTGAATAGCTTTGACCAGGCTTATTAAATACATTAACTTCTAATTTCCATTGAATCAAGTTAAAGAAGTTAGAAGCAGCAGATGCTTTCTTTACCTTTTCAAAGAAGCCACCAAAGCCATCAATTGCTTCTTGATTTGTAGCAGGATCAGCAAAGGAGCCTTGAATATGAGAACCACTCAAATCAATATAAGTAGGAATAAAGTTCATTCTAATAGCTGTTTGATTCTTTGCAGCTAAATCCCAACTACTTGCAAAGAAAATATCAGAGACTGCAGTATAAACAACTGACTGAGACTTCTTATTAAATACTCCAAGGTGTGTTATATACATAACTACTACACCCTTTTCTTTACACCAGTTTGGCTTACCATCTTTTGCCAAGTTTTGATTGCATCCTTGTTTAATACAATCAACACATAACATGCCATTAGAACCAACTGCATTTTGATTAGCAAATGAATCACTAGGAATTCTATGTCCAGTAGTACTTCCCTTGCTATACATCCATTTAACTGGAACAATGATTGGTTCATTGGTAACCATATCTCCTACCTTTTGTCCAATAACAGAACAATAGTTAGTATATTTTCCATCACTAAACTCACTCAAACTATGTCTATCATTAAACTCTACAGCATAACCTTTGATAGAAGTTGGCACAATTTCTCTATCTAACTCTTTATCATAGAAGGCTGTTAGTAAATTCTTACCACTAGCTTCTTGTTCAGGTGTAGAAGCCTTAACATAGGGATATTCAAAGGTAAATACTTTTTGCTTTGTAACCTTATAGAAATCTTTAGGAACTATATTATAAGGTGTAATTCCACCAAAATCCTTCTTTCCAGTACTAATATTAGTCTTACTAGATGTATCTTCAATACCTAGCTCAGCAGCTAGTCTCATAAATTCATCTACTTGTGCAATAGTTTCAGCCATTATTAAAATTGTTCTCTTGTTTGTGCATATATTTCTAAGTAAATTAATGCAAACTTAAGACTCAAATTATTATCTAACACTCTTAGTTTTAACAACTCAAAATAAGATAAAACCTGTGGATCTATATTTCTAACGGTGCTTAGTACACCTTTTATCATAAATAAATACCACAAAGTATTAGATTCCAAACTTAAAATAAGGCTATAATTATTACCATCTCTACCAATAGAATTGAGATATTTCCACACATCTACTCTACTATTAACATATAAAATATTTAAAGTCTTAACAGTTATTACTTCATTTAAAGACTCCAAATATTCTAATTCTTCTACCCATTTTTTAGGGTTAGACCATTTTTTACATAGATCAGTAAAAAAGTTAAACCCTGCCAAATCAAATAGTTCTAACTTATCTTGCAATAAATAATTAAAGTCACTAAAGCCCAACCTACTTTTAGATAGCTTATCATCAACAACAAATATTAGATTATTTGATTTATGTTGTACAAGCTTTCCTTTATACTTTCTTATTAAATAGCAACTATAATTTATAAGCCCTTCATCATTATAAGAAGGGCTGCTTCTATTTATATTATCAATATAATTAGCTTCAACAGTAGTAGTAATTATAATAGGATTATACTTATAGCAAAAGTATAAATCCTCAGAGGATTTAATATATACAATGCTCAATATAATAATCCTCCAACGATTTAAAACTATAAAAGCTATCTAAAGTTCTTATCTTTTGGATAACTTCTCTATTTTCTTGTTGTTTGAAACCTCTTAACAAACTTATATAGTTTGGTAAAGAGACTTTAATATTGTTTGAATTATATTTAATTAATAGATCTAAATCATGTATTAAATCTACTGAAGGATTATTAGTAATTTGTTCTATTATATCATCTATTAATATCTTAAGCAGCACTGTTGGATTTGTATTTCTCAACCACAATTCACAAATATTAATTGCGGCTTTATAGTTTTTATTATATAAAGCGTGCCAAAAAGATTGTCTATCTGTAGCTCCACCAATAAGGATGTTGCTAATACTTCTAGTACTATCAACTCCTGCACAATACTCTATCAGACTACTAATTTTTCTCATATTACCATCAGATAATAGAGCTAATAGTTTTGCATCTTTGTAGTTATATGGCCAGTTATCCAACACATAATCAATACAGTCTTTAGTTGTATGACTATTTAATTCTAGCTCCTTACATCTACTAGATAAAGCATCTAAGATTGTATTAGATAGCTTACTTAGATCCATTGATATAAGAATCCAAGTGGTTGTTTCAGGAGTTGTATCTATATAACCTAACAGACTTTGTATGTGAGTACTATTTAACAACTGTATTTCATCTAACACAACAAACTTTCTGGTAAAGCCAATATCATTTAAATATAAAGGTGCTTCTTTAGCCCAGAGGTTTATTTCACCCAATAAGTCTGTCATGCCATCTAAGTTAGATATCTGTCTCCATTTAACATTATCTAACTCTCTAATATTAGTATTACAATAAACACATTCTCCACAAGGCTTTTCTTCCTTACTAGAACACAATAAAGATCTAATACTTAACTCTGTTAATAAACTTTTACCCACCCCTGGTGGCCCAGTAATAAGCAATGCAGAAGGAAACCTATTCTTACTAACACATTTCTTCATATAAGAAACAGCATTAGATTGTCCCTTATAATCATTCCAATTAATCATATAACTCCAGCCAAAGTTAAAAATCTTATCATATCCTGTTTAAATAACCAAGTATGACTATATATTGGCACTGGTAAAACAGGAGTTTCATCTTCATTCTTTGGCAAGTATCTAAGAGGAGTAATTGGATTCCAAGTAACCACACATGGTCTGCCAGCATATGTCAATCCTACTTCATTTCTTAGCTTACTTATACTAGCTTTACTACCAAATAATTGAGTAACAGCCTCTGAAGAAGCCACTAATATTGGAGCTTTACTATTACATTTAGATATTTCAAACTGTGTCCAATTACCACACTTCTCTATACAAGTTTTTGTTTCCTTCTTATTGTTTTTAACACTACAACTAAGAGCATTTGTAAAAAAGAAGTTATTATCTATATCAATATCATCTGTAATACTTCTAATAACTCTTCTAAGAAATCCACCAGCATTCAAATATCCAGGCGCTTCAACTAATACTTTCTTTTCTTTCTCTTCTTCTTTGCCACTATAAGCAGATATAATAATACCTCTTATATTACTAAGAGGTATTTCTGCTTGCCCCCAAATTGGTGGTATTCTGGGATTAGATAAATGACAATTAGAACAAGTATTAGGTAATCCTATAGCTCTATAAGTCAATTTAAATACCTAAATATTTTATTAGTTCATCAGTTTTAATATCATGTGTCATTGCTCTAGCGCCAGTTATAACACTTTTTTCAATCCTTTGTTTAAAAGGATCTACTGCATCTTTAACTAGATTATCAATTAAAAATGTATCTAATAATTTAAGCTGCTCTGAAGTTAAATCAGTATTTAATAATTCTTTAAGCAAGTTAATACTTAATGTTGTATTATTCATCATGACATTCTAATTTTTCCTTTAACAAGTTAATAATATCTTGTCTAGACATATCTTCTACTTCTCTATATACTTCATCTTTTATTCTAACAAGGGCAGTTTCTGCTCTCTCATTAATTAAGATATCTAGTAAAGCTTGTTCAACTATTGCTGCTTGATCTGTATGCAATTTAGAGTCTAATAGTTGAACTAATAATTCATTTTTCATTTAGGCATGTCAGGAATTAAATTATAATTATCAGTTAATGCTTTATCATCTTGATTAACAATCTGCCTTCTAATTTTAGCCATAGTATTTTCATCTTTATTCTTTTGCTTATTAAAGTAATAAGCAATTAACTGAGATCTATACAAAGCTCTTTGTTCTGGACTTAACATAAATTTATATACATGTATATACAATTGTTGTTGTTTCAATAGCCCCACTATCAGGACTATTTATTACTAAAATAGTAATATCTGTATCAACTAGAGCTGTAACTCTTTGATTAATAGTAACTCCTGGACAGTTATTATTAGTAAGGCTAAGTGCTTGTTTAATGTGATTAACTTCTAATCTAACATCAACAAAATTACCATCATATAACTCTGGCTTTAACTTTGCTGGCTCTTTACTAGTGGTACTAAAAACCTCTAGTAAAGTATTACTTTTATCACTATTTAAACAAATATAATCACCTTCAGTGTGAAAACCAATAGCCAAGTCTAACTCTGATCTCTTAACTGTAATACATCCACCAGCTTCTAATGCATATATATTATTAATAGTCTTTTCTATATTAACTATAGAACTAAGACTCTTATAACATACAACTCCTTTATCAGAGCTAAACATTAGCCACTTATTATTATTGTTATAACCTATAGTTACAGAGCTGCCTAGAAAGGATAAACTACTATTTAATAGAACAGGTTTAATAGCAAAAGTTATATTTCCAATAGAGTCTAATTTAGACATAAACAAGTTATTACCTGTTATGCCAAACTTGCCACTAATGACTAACTCTTTGCTGTCACCTTTAAAGCCAATAACACTGCTATCACAAGTCTTAGCAATATCACTAACAGATAATAAATGAGGAATAAGAGTAGTATTGTCTTCATCTAATACAATATATTTATTCTCATCTAAGAAGTCTGAATTATGCAGACTAGTATTATCAATCCAAATAGATTCACCAATAGAACCCATATTTAAAAGACTAAAGTTTAATACATTATTCTTTAAACTAACTTTTAAGTAAGATGCTTTTGTTGGTATTTTACTTAGTAACAATGACAACTTGGTAAAGTGAATTAAGCAGGTTCCATCTACATTGCTATTACCTTCTAAGGGATATAAGAACTTAGCACCATAATTACTATTAACAGCAGTAAAGCTTAACTGATCACCTATGACAGTTACTTCTACACATTGTTCTAAGGAGGATGCAGTTTTATTATTTGCTAAGCTTATTGCCTGTTTAGCAGTATTTTTGAATCTAGTGATATCTGTAATTGTAAATAACATTAAGAATCTCCTTTTACGTCATAAGGACTTATAAGATCATCACTTAAGCCATCATCATCTTCACTATCATCATCTTCATACTCATCACTTCTAGCTAAGTTCTTAGGATCTACAATCTTTAAGTTAAGCATATATCTAACATCTTCTTTAATTATTTCAATTTGATCAAAGATAAGATTAAAGAAAGGAACTAAGTCCATACCTTGATATATGTTTGTCTCATAAGTTAGCTGTAAAAACACAACACCATTTGAGTTAATAGTCTCTGAAAAAAGATTAGCTATTAAATCAGGTCTTTCTCCATATTCCATAATCTTTTCAATCACCTGATCTAAGTCAGATTCAGTTGCAATATGAATAACTCCTACATTAAACTTAGTTCTTATAAAACTAACACCAGTAGAAACATTTAAATCAAAGAATATATTACTATCAACTGTTTTTAATTTCCAATCATCTTTAGTTAAAAGACTGGTCAAATAATTATTAATCAGCCAAGTAGAAAACTTAGAGTTATAAATTGTATCTCTAATATAATCTAAGCTAGTAATTTTATTTAAATTTGTCATAATTTATTTCAAGTATTTTTCATTAAATACAGACTTAAAGTATAACTTATCTTTCTTCTAAATAGTCAAAAGGATTACAACCACAAATATTAGTCTCTCTATTATTAGCATTTAATAAGTTTTCAATAGTAAGTTGACTTACATCTAACTCTATTAAATGGTCCTATTCTAAGACTTTTATAACCTCACTATGTTTACCAGCAACTTCTCCTAAATATAAAGTAGAACCAATAATATTTTTAACTTCTACCTATGTTGAGACAAATAAACCTTCTAAGATACCATAAAGATGGTTTAAGTTAAACTTATATAGTTTCTTAATACTTATATCTTCTGTCATATTATTTCTTCCAACAAGGAGCAATTGTTAAACTACTAAAACCACCAGTCTCACAATCAAAGTATTGCTTTAACATATCACCTTGTATTGTTTCCATCATATCTCTTAGTTTATTTCCCACTTCTTCTGCTGAGTCTTTATGCAACTCATATACAATTTCATCCATTTATGTTACATGCTAAACGTTTCCTTTAACACTCTTATACTTTCATATAAGATCAGACTATATCATAGTATATTTCTATACTCCCTGCTTTTCAGATACACTGTACCTTACTCTACTCAGTTATACATAATAATTATGTACCTTTTTGATAGTCGTTGAAGGAGATACAAGATCTTTATATCCCCCTGCTGATTGCCCAATCTTCTTAGTTTTTATAACTATCAAGTATATTATTCCTAATTGCTTTGTAGTTAAGAAGCTCTAAGGGGTTTCCAGCAAAGCCACTTTAAAATAATCTTCTGCTTCTTGTTTGGTATGAAAATATTTACGCTTCATTTTGTTTCCATTCCAGGTTCTTACTTCCCATCTATTTCTTTCAGTTTTAAAAGAAAAGCCACCCTTTTTATCCCCATTTAACTTTCTAGAGTTTTTACCTCTTAGAGAAGTAATTCTACTTTCTTCTTCTAAAGAATTTAATTCTTCTAAAGAAAATATTGTATCTGGGTTGTTTAAAACAGCACTGCTCTCAAATAATTCTAAAGCTTTTAAGTCATAATACTTTATTGCTGATTCAATATTTGAGAAGGTTCTATGATAAGTAATTCCTGAATTAGCTATTAATACTGCATATGAAGTAGTACCATCTTTAAGAATCTTTTCTCTAATTCCATAATAACCACTTAAAGGTTTAGCCCTTAATCTGTTATGTATGTTTACAGAATATGTAACTACTTTCAAATTAGAAAGACAGTTATTTAATTTATTTCTATCAAGATGATCAACAACATATCCTTTTAAAGGACACATCAAAAATTGATGTAAATACATACTTCGTCTATTAAAGTAGCATCCTACATAATCTTCTGAAGGTGCAATAAATAATTTGACATTTAATAAGTCAAGTAAATCTACTGTTGACTTGTCTAATAAAACTTCTTTTCCACGCAAATAAATTGTTTCCATTACATTAAACTAAAACTATATTTTAATTATAGCATAACAGGGTTTAAAGTGCACAATGATAAGGGCTATGCACTAAAGCTACAATACAATTTCTAACTTTGTATCTATTATTTACTTCTTCTAAATACTTTCTAACATATGGCAGGGTTACTTTTAGTTGATCAGCACAAAATCCTTGAACATATCCATTTGGACCCTTTCTTTGAGCTGAAGCATCATTTCCCTTTGAATTAGATTCATCTACCCATAACCATCTGCCAGTTGGTAGCCTTATTCTTTTACATCTAATTGCTTCTTTAGCACTATTATCAAGCCACTCTTTAAGCTTAAAGAATTGACTAAAATAACTATGTAATACTTTAGCTGCATCTTCAACAGAACATTTTAAGTCTTCAGATAAACCTTGTTCAGTCTTACCATAAATAACACTAAAGTTTAAAATCTTCCCTTGAAATCTGAAGTCTGTAGAAGAAGGTATACTACTTAATATATTAATAATATTAGTAGCTTCTTCAATACTACATCCTAAATAGGTTTGTAGATCATTTATAGATTTATTATATACATCTAAATATAATAGATCTTTATTATTATAAGTATATTTAAAATTCTTATGATTACCCTCAGCCATTTCTCTAATAAGTTCTGCTGGATAATTCTTTAAAGCTGGACATAAGCCCATAGCAGCTACAGTATGAGGATCAGTATAAGGATCTTCTACAGGTTTACCTTTCTTATTAAGTATTTGATTTCCATTATTATCTAATAGATATAACTGTTTTTTCTTTTGATAAAAGGGTGCTAAACCCGCTTCATCTTTAGCATAAGCCATTGCAGTTAATACTTCTTGTGAACTAAAGTCAATGCCAGCAATAACATAATCTTGTCTAGCTATAAAACCGCTTCTAATGTCATAATTGCCTCTAGCAATTACCTGTTGTAAATTCATCTTAAACTTTTTATCACCAACAATAATACTAGAAGAAGATGACATTCTACCAGTTCCAGCCCCCACAGGATTAGTAGTAGCATGTAAAGCACCAGTTATTGGACTAACAATAGAGTTATATTTACTAATCTCTGTTATTAGTTTTTCCTGTCTTTTATATACAATAAAAGTATTTATAACCTCCTTTGCATCTTGCTTATTAGATATCATTTCTAAATCTACATCATCAGTGTCTTCCTCATCTTCATCATCATCTTGATTAGAAAGAAACTCTTTCATAATAGCAGCGTTCAAAGCAGTTAAATTAACTTTGAACTTACTATTAATAATAGTACCTAACTTCTTAGGATTATTAAAAATAGTTGTTACTATAGGAGATACTGTTAAAGATTGTTGTAAGATACCATCCTCATCTTCAACTAAAGACACTGATAATGGCTGATCTAATTGTCTTGCTAACTTAATCTTAGTATCATTAGATAGTTGTTCTAATTCTTTAATAAAGCTATTCATCTTAACTTTATCAATATTAAAACCAACATACTCAACAATAGCTAAGATTCTCATTGCATCTTGATCTAGATTAAATGCATACTCTTGTTCATAATAACTTATAAGACTTTCTTTAACATTTATACATAATTCTAACCACTTAGTATTAACATCCATTGCTGAATATTCCAACTGAGCTTTACTAAGAATAGGGCTAGACCAATCAGATGTTTGTAATGTTTTATCCATTACAACTCCTGCAAAGTGTCTCATGATAGAGCCTAAACTACTACCAATTGCCAACTTACTTTGTCTCCATCCAATAGATACATATAAAGTATTAAACATAACCATTGAACAGTATATATTGTTCATTTCAATATTATAGTGATGTTTAATCTGTCTTATTTCAAAGGTTGCATTATGCGCCCATACAATAAATCTATTATTATTCTTTATTAGATTTAAGAAGGGCAGTATATCAACAGTATTTAATTCAACTACAACTGTTGGGCCATCATTACCAATCCAATTAATACTTATAAGTCTTAGCTTATTACAGTAGCAATCTAAACCTGAGCTTACAAGTCTATATTCATCTTTAACATAGCCTTCAAAGTCAATACCAACATTTACCACTTCTTCTTTTGAAAGAGTTGTTAGAACATCTATTATTTGTTCTAACAACTCTTGAGTAGTAATATAAGAATATATATTACTATTATGCATCTTCTACTGAGCCAAAGATTTCTTCTAATACTTCAACTTCATCTGGCAGTTGTTCTGAAACCGTTTGTAAGAACAACTCATTTTGTGCTCTAGCCTCTGCTTCTGCATCATATAAACCAACTGCAGAAGTATCAAAATTACTTATTGAATTAACTTGTGCTAACTCATTTCCAGTTGTTGAGGGTAATATTGGCTGCACAGAACCAGTTACATAAGAAGTATTATTCCTTGCATAGTTATTTCTGGCATTCTTATTAGGAGACACACCCAAAGATGCAGAAGAAAGTATCTCTGACAGTTCATTCAGCCTTTCATTTCCATAATCTAAAGTGGCTTTCAATAAAAGTAAATCATCAATAGAAATCTTCTTCAAGCCTTCTTTAGTAAAAAGATTTTTAAAATCTTTTATTGTTGTTTGAATTGGATTGCTTGTTTTAGCCATCAGAATTATTCAACTCTTCAACGCCTTTAGCATAAACACTAGAAATTCTATTACCTTGAGTTTTAATACCTCTAATAGTATTAATAGGATAACTCATGATTTCCTCAGAAGTAAACTCTGACAATTGAGCAAGAATAGTAGTTAGATTAACTTGTCTAGAAGATTTAGTCTTTGAAGATTTAGCTTCAGCAACGGTAATAACCTCAGGGTCATTTTGAATAAGATCAACCAATGAAGTATTATTAGTAGGTTCCATAATTAAATTTCAGTCCTTATTTTTTTAAATTAACATTTAGAATTAACAGCATCTCTTAAAGCTTCAAATAGTTCAGGATCTTCTCTTAGTTTAGCTTCTAAGTTGTTTTCCCCTTGAACTTTAATTGGCTCTTCAGAGCTTAAATTTGGCAAACTTAATGTGATCCAAGAACCAGCAACCTTTATTAGTTCCTCCTTCTTGGCCATTCTAATTACATCTATATACTTATTGTAATTAGTATTAGTAATAGTTTTATCAATACTATCTTGTTCAAGATCTACTTGCATTTCAATGCTTCTTAGTGCTTTACCATATTTAGATTTTATACATTTAATCTGAACATCAAAGTTATTAATGCCTTCTTCATCTGGTGATTTAAGAGCCTTCTTAGTTGTCATTAGTCTAATAGAAGCCCAATAAGGTAAACCCTTACCACCCATACTACCTTCTGGATTACCATATCCACTTAAGTTAGTATTTCTAACCTGATTAATAAGAATAAGTACTACATCATTCTTTTTACATTTAACACTAAACTGTGGAAGATTTTCACTTAACAGTCTAGCTCTAATACCCATTACAAATACATCACCAATCTCTTTACTTTCATCTGTTAACTTCTCTGGAACTAAGCCAGCAACACTATCAATAATGACAGCACAGAAGTCTTCAGTAAGAAATGATCTAGTACATTGTAAGGCTTCTTCAGCACTTGTTGCATCTACTAATAATACTTTATCTGGGTCTAATCCTATATTAGTAGCATGACAAGAAGTATAGCCAAACTCTGCAGCCTGTACATAGCCAACAAATCTATCAGTTTGTTTTTGTAGTTGAGCTGCTATATACATAGCTAACAATGACTTAGTTGTTTGTTCTGGCCCATATATTTCAATAATAGTACCATGTGGAACGCCGCCACCTAACAAGTGATTTATAGAAGGAGATTCAAGTTTAAATCTTTCAACTTCAACTTGGTTACCAATACAAACTTGCTTTTTACCAACTACCTTTTCAGTTAGCTTTACATACTCTTTTAAATCCACTTACATAATACCTAATAAGATTAACCTTAAGAGGCAAACTTAATTATTCTAATGCATTATTAAAATCTTCTATAAAAGTATTAATACCTCCCTTGAAGTATTTATTAACCCTTCCTTCACTACTCAACTCTATAAAAGCTTGTTGATAGTCTCTAACATCTTAAAGAGCTTCCATAGCTTTAATTATTTTATCCTCCTCTTGTTCAAAGTTGCAATCTTCATACACTTGATCACAATATTCTAACTCATCTTCTAATGTCCAAGTTCTTCCTAGATACCTTAACCAATCATCATGTTCAAGTGTATTATAATCTTGATAATTAGCGTCAGTAATCCGCCCACTCATAACTAAATCATCAACAGGATTTTTATCTAGTTCTTTAATTATTTCTCTATTTAGTTGAGCTTTTAATACTCTCTTATTTATTCTCTTTAACTTTCTTTTATACTTACCAGAAAGCTCTTTAAGGCTGTATTGTCTCTTGTTCTTGTCTGACATATCCATTCTCCAACTGATCAAATACAAGTTTAGACATTATAACAATAGTTCCATATTCTTTACTATTAATTAAATGTATTTCATCTATTCTATATTCTTTTGGAGTAATAGCTAACTTATTTACTGTAGTTCTACTCTTAATAGATATATGTATTTCATCACCATTAGGAAGTAGTAATATACCATCACCATCTCTAAACTTTGCTCCACTAGCTTCAGTGGCTTCTAAGCCAAAATCTTTTACTAATTGAGCCTCTACTTTTCTACCTCTTTTATTACATTCTTTACCTCTATTACTGGCTTTAATGTCTTTAGCAGGATGATCTTTTAAGTCCTTTATTTTTCTATTAAGGGGCTTATAATATAATTTACCAGTACCAACACCAGCAATACATTCAGAGCATTTCTCTCCTGCATTAGTGCAATTCATTTCATATATATAAGGACAATTAACAAGCAGCATACATTTGTATTGATTGAAAAAGTTATTTTATTTGTAGTAAATAATGTAGATAAATATTAGATAAATAAATGCTTGTAAAGTATAACATAGCTAGTGAAATAACAGATGGAGTATCAACAAATATAAAGTGGGTATTACCTAAGACATTTGAGTTAACACCTGATCACCTATATCAATTTAACTCTGTAGCAATAGCAAAAGGAGATCCATTTACATTAACAGTAAACATAGATCCTTTATACACTTTAAGATACTTAGTAATTAACAGTAATAACTCATTTACAATCAATATAAATGAGTCATTTGAACTATTAACTAATACATTTACGTTAGATGTTGGACCAAGTAGAACAGGCTTTACTAATCTAACTGAAATTGAAGAAGTACTAATAACTAATCCAACAGGATTCTCTGGACCTGTGGGCGCTCAATTTACAAATCCAAATATAATTGAAGTCAAATATATATTAGTAATAGAAAAAAGATAATTATTAATATTAAAGAGATTTACAATGCAAGTTACTATAAACGCTATTACACAAAGAAATAATGTGACTGACGGTAACAAAGGAGATATTACAGTATCTTTGGAAGGTACTTTATGGACTATAAACCCTGCACAATTAGCTAATAAGTTTGTATATGCAGAGATACCAGCAGGTATAGTTAATGGCATTAATCCTGTATTTACATCAATAAATAGCTTTATACCAGCAACTTTAATAGTATATGTTAATGGTCTTAGACAAACTATTATAAATGATTACATTACAGCAGGAAATAATACTATAACATTTGTAAGTCCTCCATTAATAACAGATATTACAACAATAGACTACATAAAATTATAATTATATAAAGTATAAGTAAATGGCATTAACACAAATTGCAACAAGACAAATTCAAGATGGCGCTATTAATAATAGTAAGATTGGAGCAGGTGCTGGTATTACAACTAATAAGTTAGCTGAAGGTGCTGACTTTGTTAAAAGAGATGGTACAGTAACATTTACTGGTGCTGTTAACTTAGGTGGCCAAAGAATTACTAATTTAGCTTCACCTTCTAACTCAACAGACGCTGTAAACCAAGCTTATGTTGACACTCAAATATCTAATTTAAATAGCCTATTTGATTCTAAACCAAGTGCTAAAGCAGCTACTACAGGTAATATTGCATTAACCAATCCAGCTACAGCAGTATTTGACACAGTTACTTTAAATCCAACTGAAATTCTATTTGTAAGAGCACAAACAGCTCCCTCTGAAAATGGTTTATATACATTCAATGGATCTAGTTCACCTTTAACTAGAATTACTCAAATGGATGTTTGGACTGAATTCCCAGGCGCTTTATTTACAGTTGAATCTGGTGGTTCTGTTTATGGAAATACAATGTGGCTTTGTAATGTTGCTAGTGGTGGTACATTAGGTACAACACCTGTTACATTTATACAAGTTAATGCTGCTGGTTTAACAGGTAGTAACTTTGTTGATAAAGAGATACCAACAGGAGCTTTAAATGGGTCTAATACTACATTCACATTAACTGCCACACCTGTTGCTGGCAGTGAACATGTGTATTTCAATGGTATATTACTAGATGTTGGCGCTAGCAATGATTATACAATTTCTAACGCCGTAATAACTACCTTATTTGCACCAACTGCTGCTGACAAGATTAGAGTATCATATAGAAAATAATTAAATAAATGGCTCCAACAACTGCAAGATTTAGTCAATTAAATAGAGTAACAACTCTTACAGATGCAAGTATTATTAGTATAGATTCTAATACTACTATCATTGGAGTTTTGCCATCTTTATCACAAGCATGTACCTTTCAAACACCAACTGGAAATCCTACAGAGGGTCAATCATTACAAATAAGAATAACTAGTTCCTTACAGAGATCAATATCATTTGATAGCGGTTATTCAACATCTAGCAATAATGCTATACCAACTCTAACTACAGGATTAAATAAAGAAGACTATTTATTCTTTATATATAATGCAACTGATAACAAATGGAATTACATTAACAGCTCAATTCAACCAACAAATAGCAGTTCTAGTGGAATATCAGAGGAACTTGCAATAGCTTATTCAATAGCACTTTAATAAACAAAATGAAACTAGCACCTTTAAAAAACTATTCATTTAATGCATCAGCAAAAACCGTAACACTGTTAGATTATACTGATATTGATTTAGAATCAATATTAATAATTACTAATCTTGTTACTAATACACAAATATACAATTTTGCAATTAGTGGTAAAGGTGGAACTGTATTAAATAATGTATTAACATTACAATTTGATACAACTGTAATGAATGATTCTGACACATTACAAATATACTATGATGATTCATCAAGAGACTTAACAGTTAATAATGAGGGTGAACTTAGAGTAACCTCTGAGGATAATATTGCAATGTTAAGTAAAATATTAACAAGTTTATTACCTCTAACAAACACTGATTCTTCACAAAGAACTTTACAAACTGTTGATTCAATTAGTGCAGGTGTAACATTACCAACAGTTACTAACGTTGGTACAGTAGCTACAATAACTAACGTTGGTACAGTAGCTACAATAACTAATCCAGTTGATACTGCTATTGGAGCTAATGGATTAGGTGTTGGTTATGATTTATATATGATGAATCTCAGATCAGCTTATAATACAGCAATATTACCTAAATAAAAATAAATGGCATTTATATCCTCTCTAAAAAAACATATAAACTTACCTCCTTGGGAAGCATTAAGACAAGCTCCAGTAGTTTCTAGTGCTATTAGTTGTGCTTGTAGTTCAGACAATTCAATGTTTCATCCTACATTTGGTAGATACATTTACTACTTGTTAAATGCTACTAATTTTTGGAAATATGACACAATTACAGATACTTATTTACAATTATCCTCTCCACCTATTGCCCCTACAACTTGGACCAATATAAGATTTAGTGGTGGTGCTGGAATAGAAGCAAACTTAATATCAGCCACATCATCTACTGCACAAATAGCTCCTTATTTTGGCAAAACTTACAACACTTTTGATATAAAGATAATTAGTGGTACTGGTTCAGGACAAAGAAGATTAATTAGTGATGTATCAGACCCAATCATTGCCGATACAGGTGTAGCAACTGCTGTGTCTAATACAATTGGTTCTATATCTATAACTGATACAACAAAAACTTGGGCTATTAATCAATGGAAAGATTACTCTGCAAGAATTGTATCTGGATCAGGAGTAGGGCAAGTAAGAAGAATTATATCTAATACAGCTACTCAATTAGTTTTTGCGGATAGTACATTATCTTCTTATGAACCCTTCTGTAATTCTCAGACATTTTCTCCTGCAATATCATCTACTGCTGGATCACAATCAATTTATCAGATAGAATCAGCCATAGTATCTATTGATTCTAATTGGGCTATTACACCTGATTCAACATCTAGATATAGAATAGAAGGTGGAACAGCTTATTTATTCTCTTCTGCTGCTGCAACACCTTTTTATACATTACAGCAATATGATGTACTAACTGATACTTGGTATATTAAAACAGCTAACACTAATAATGTATCATCTGTTGCAACTGACTCTGCAATGTCATCTGTTGGAGAACATGCATCTATTTGGTATAGAGGTACAGCTACAGGTACACAAACTACTAGTACATTACAAGACACTAATGCTAAGTGGTCACCTAATCAATGGGCTGGATATTCAGTAAGGATTTACTCTGGTACAGGCGCTCAACAAATTAGATCTATTTTATCTAATACAGTAGATACATTAACTATAGATGCTATCTCTGGTTCTTCTGCTACTTGGACAACAATACCTAACTCAACTAGTAGATATTTTATTGATGGTTATGATGCTGGTATTGCATCTAGTGGAACTACAACAACACTTGTTGATAGTAGTAAGAATTGGACAATAAATAGATGGAAGAATTACTCATTAAGAATAATTAGTGGTGCTGGCGCTGGTCAACTAATTCCTATTCTTTCCAACACTGCAACTACTCTTACATTCTACAAACCATTTGTTGCTCCAGACTCTACTAGTATTTACAAAATACAAGGTAACTCCAACAACTTATATCTAATGTTAGGTGGTCAAGCTGCTGTATTAAATCACAACATTGATGAAGACTTAGCTACGTATGGTAGAGTTGCTGATTTTGGTATAGCAAGTAATGCTTCAGTTAGATTTGCTGATAACAGACCAGTTAGTATTGCCTCTTTAAGCAATGCAACTACAACAGCAACAATAACAACTGCAATTGCACATAACTTTAAAGTGGGTCAGTCAGTTGTAGTTAGAGGAGCAACAGATGCAAACTTTAATGGGACATTTACAATTGCATCAGTTCCAAGTATTACTACATTCACTTATATAATGAGTAGTACACCAGCTTCTACTACATTAGCTAATACACAATCAACTACTACATTATCTGATTCAACCAAGAGTTGGACCACTAATCAATGGGCTGGTCATGTAGTTTATATGAATACAACGGCTGTAACTGCTGCTACTGGTGTTGCTACAGGTCAAGCTTTACAAATAGTTTCTAATACAGCAACTACCTTAACATTTGTAGCTGGAAGTGCACCTGTTAATGGAATTAGCAGATATATTATATGTCCTAGAGATGCTGAAGGACAAATGGCTAATGGACTAGCAACTGGAACACAGTCAACTACTACATTACAAGATACTAATATATCTACATTCTCTGGCACGGGTTCTATTAGTGGAAACATATTAACAATTACTGCTGTAACAGCAGGTTATTTAACTATTGGCTCTGTAATTGTTGGAGGTACAGCAGGGACAACTGTTATTGGATATGGACCAAATACTAATGGAAGAATTGGTACATATGTAGTATCTATTAGTCAAACACTAGTAAGTACTACAATTACTTCTACTGGATGGGTTGTTAACTTTTTTGCAGGTAGAAGACTTAAATTAATTGGTGGAACTGGACAATCTGTTGAAGTTGCAATTACATCTAATACAGCTAACACATTAACATTTAGTACTACAACTGCACCTGTAACTCTAGTTACAAGTTATGTAATATTGCAACAGCCAATTAGAGGTACTGGTATTGAATTAATACCTACATTTGGAGGTACTAATGCAACTAGAAGAGGTAGATATATCATTTGTGCAAGAGGCGGTGCCCAATTTGGATTTGACTCTTTAGACATAACTAATGATAAATTTGAAATGATGCCTGTAACACCTCAATTTGAAACTTTGTCCACTGGATCAATGTATGCTTATGATAATGTAGATAGAATATACTTTAATAAAGATGCAACTCAAAGATTATATTATTTAGATACAGTAACAAATAATATACATGGAGCTGGCTTTATGCCATTTGCAGCACCAACTGCAACTATTGGTAACAAAATGGAAGTATTTACCTCTGAAGAAGGAAGCTCTTATTTATGGATAAATAGAAGTTCAAATACACAGTGCTTTAGAGTACCATTATTCTTTTAAAAAAAATATGAAAAGGATTCTTAACAGTGTATCAATAAACTACAGTTCAAAGCTGCCTGAGGTTATTGTAGATATTCCAAAAATTACATTAGATTTAAATAGTAATATGGCACTTGTAGAATTTAATCACAGTATTCCATTACATATACCTAATCAAATAGATACCTCAGTTCAAATTGAAAGTGGCACTATTGAATTACCTATACCTCAACAGTTATTAGATCTAATTATAAACTTTTATGAAGAATATACAGCAACAAAATATGGATATGAAGCTGTATAAATAGATATAGTAAAAAGTACAAATAATAAAAACCTATTAGACATCTAATAGGTTTTTATTATTTATTTAAACTACTTTATTATTTTCTATTTTATTAGTTTGTCTTGTACTATTAGCATTCTTTAAAACTCTTTGCTTCTTAGTTTTACTATTCTTATCTAACTGATTAGACTTAGTAATAAAATAATCACAATTAGGATCTACAGCACTGCTTGTTTTCTCTGCTGTAATATTATAAGTAATGTAATTAAACTGATTAGTTAACCCTGTTGAAAGTGTAGGGTCCATTTTTATAGTCTGTCTTTCATCTATGCTAACTTTAACCCATTCATCAGGCTCCACAGCTACAACAATAAACATTGGATGCTCATTACTAAGTTTAATAACTTGTGTTCCAAACTTAGTTGTATTTACAACGGCCACTTGTAAAACACCTCCCTGAGCTTTACAATTAATAGGTAAGATTACATCTGTCTGTTTCATTATTCATCTCTTATAATTTGTAATAAATTACTTAAAACCTTATCTCTTAGAGAAGGAAACAACTTAAGATCATCTAAATTATGTATATAGGTTACCTTTAAATCTTTCAGATTATTAGGCGACTTAAAAACAAGTGATATATAATTTTCTTCTGTATTACATATAAATCTACTAAGTAATCTCCAGTGAAAATCTACTCTTTGGTTATATGGAGTGACTAGAGTATATGCTATAGATTTGGCTAATAAATCTAAATCTTGCAAGCTATTTTTTAAAGGAATTACTTTTACTAAGTGTGGATAGGTAACTCTTTGATATGTGCCTGCCTTAGCAGCTTTAAACAAACTATTACACATTATAAAATATTAATCTGAGATAGTATTTAAGAAAATATTAAAAAAAATCTATATAGTGATATTATGACACCAGATTTAGGAAATAGAAGTTCAGCATTTAATATAGTATATCCAACTAACAATACTGGAGTCTTACAAATTGAAAATATTGGTACAGTAGACAACATAGACAAATAGGTAGTAATCCTCCTTAATATTATAACAATGATACAGTAATTAGAACTCCTAATCTTAATGATTTAGGACCGCTTTCTCTTGCAAATAATGTAATAGTTACATCTACAACTTTGTTAATAGGTGCAGCAGCAACAACAGCCCTACAAACAAATAGTAACATATTATTAAATGATATAGTTCAAGCTTTACCCACAGTTGGTACCAGCTTATTTAGCAGCTTATAATATACTTAAATCATTTTTAACAGAAGAACAGATTGAAGTAATAGATGAAGAAAATACCTGCTTTAATCTAGTTTAAGACTAGTAGATCACTAGGATCATTTTGATAGTTTAAATAACCATCAAAACTATTATAAGCAAAGCCATCTTGTACTACTTCCATCTCTTGAGACAGAAGATATAAGATGGTTTTTGTTATATCTACATCTCCCAATAAATATACAAGAGGCCCTTGAATAGCTTCATCATTTACCAATAATAAATTAGGTAAATTATTGTAATATAATATTGCCCAATTCCACACTTTATAGTAATCATAAGTATTAGAATAAGGCATACTTACAGTTAAAGAGTTATTAGACATCACTACTTTAACTTCCATACTTGATAAAGTTAAAACAGGATCTTTTAAATTTAAATGACCTAAAAAAGGATTAAAGAATTTAGTTATTATTGGAGCCAAATCCTTAATTATATATAGTGTTGGTAAATTTAATAGCTCAGTTTTTGTTAGTAATTTAGTCATAATTTATAAGTAATAAAACAATAATAGTATAAATAATGACATACACTAAAGCTCAAAATTTACTCATTAATAGTACTTCTCAGTATAGATCAACTAACTATGGTAAACATCCAATAAATGTGTTTAATATTGATGAAGCATTATTAAACAATAAAACATATAACAACATAATGAACTCTTTAAATATGTTAGAGACTAATTATAATAATACTTTAGAAGAATTAGACAGTTTAATATCTGAAGCTCAAACTAATTATAATAATATAAAACAGCAGATACTTCTACTAGATTTATTACCTACTTATACATATACTATTCCAGATAAACAAGATTATATTGACTTAATTAATGAAATAAATACTTTAGTAGAAGAGTGTAATAAGATATTAGGTTCAATACTATTAGATACCCAATCTAATGTAGCAGTTTATACTAGTCAGCTTATTATAAATGAAGTAGGAACTGGAATTAACTCAATAGTTAATAAACAATGGTTAAGCAACTATTTTAATTCTATATCTTTAATTCCTAAAATAAAACCAAGTAATGCAGCCCTTATATGTAATAGTAGTGGAGAAATACAGTGGCAACAATAAGAAGTCTAAGAATTGGCAATGAAAACATAAAGTCTATAAATGAGTTAGAACAGTTTATAAACACTAACTACTTACAACAGATACAGGCAAAGATTCAACAAATAAGAGATAAGAAAAGACTTATTCAAGAAAAGCTTGATTTATATAACTCACTTAATTCAACTAATACACTACTAAAAGAGCAACTCTTAACAGATGTTAAATATACAACTATATTATCTAATCAAGAAGAAGCTAATACTTTATTAGAAGATTTCAATAAAGTATTAAAACAGCTAACAATAATTTTATCCTACAAAGATTTTATAACAACTAACAATCTATTACATAAACAAGATCTTTATGATAATAACAAGGTTAGTATAGTTGAAGGAGAGTTTACAACCTTAGAAGTTATTAAACCAACCTCTGTTAAAGGAGCTATAAATAGAGAATTCTTAACCAAAGAATTATTAAAGCTAGAACAGCCTCCAAAGCCATATCAGCCATTAAAGTATTTAGCAACAGATGAAGGAGGAAACCTTATATGGAAAGCTTAAATAATATATTTGAAAGACAAAGTTTAGTAGGTGATCAAGATACATCAACTATAAATAATTTGGATGATTATCTGGATTCATTACTAAACCCTTTTAATAATATGATTACTACTGAAATATTAGCTTTAAACGCTATGAAAAATACAATAGCTGAACCTATAACAACAGATAATAATACTGTTGCAAAACTACAGTCAGAAGACACAAGATTAAAAAACAAGTATACATTTATAGATGTATTATCTGATATAACCTTAGAAAGTAATGATTACATTAGTAGTTTAACAACTACTAAAGCATCTTTTATTAATATACTTAATGATAAAGCTTTAGCTGATTCTCCTCTAACTAGACCAATCCTTAAAACTATTTTAGATAAAGACAGCACTGCTATAACTAGAGGATATGTTAATAATATACTTACTCTTTACACTCTTCCAACACCTATTCCAAATACAAAATTATATGTAAATAGAACAAGCACAGGATTTATTTGGGCTTAAATAAAATTATGATTAATGAGCAAAAACCACAAAACTTATTCTGTACAAAACACTTTTTAGCTGTAATGGCTGTGTTTTATATGACAACATTAAATCCAGCAATAGATAGTTGGATTGATGGAAATATGACTAAAAAGGATATAGGTAAACTATTTAATGCTTTGATTGTAACTATAGTTGGGGCATCTTTAAAAGTATTTGATAAAGATGTATACACTCCTAAGTTTATTCCTGGTAGAAATAAAGATAAAGCATTAGATAATATAAATGAGTTGTTATCTCCAACAGTAAATGAAGTAAGAAAAGTTGTATTAGAAACAGTTAAAGAAGCTGTTAATAATAATAATATAAATACAGATATAAACAAATCAATTAATAATATTACAACTGATACTTTAAATACAATTATTCCTGCTAATAATATACAAAGTAATATTGCAAAAGATATTATAAACAATACAATTAGTTCAGCTACAGAGTCATTTACATCTAATATAAACACAGATATAAATAATAAACCCAATAAACTACAAAATAAACATTAAAAAACAACTTAGCTATTAATTAATAGCTAAGTTGTTTTTTAATGTTTATTTTGTAATTATAAATAACTATACTTTCATAATATAAGCAAGAGCATAATAAGGAGGTAAATTAGTAGTAGTTGCAGTAGTTGCACTATATGTATGAGTATGTGCTTCATTAGCACCTGTTGAACCAATAGTAATATTAGTAAATGCACTATTTGTATTAATGGGACCTTCATTTCCATTATTACTATTTTCATAATAAGGGCCTGGTCTATTATTATCTCCTGCATTTTGAAAGTGATAATGTCCTGGATCATTTAATGGATGAGTATGAGCAGGCATTTGATTAATAGTTAAAGCTGTACCACCAGTTGTTCCAGTAATAGTATGAGTATGATTACCAGAACCACCAATAGCATTAACAGCATAAGTAGAACCTGCACCAATGATAAATCTATTTCTTAAATCAGGTGTACCATTTGTACCATCTGTAAGTTGCCAACCAACAGGAATATTTGCAATAAGACCTACCCAAACAACAATAATACCACTAGCAATAGCTTCTTCTAAAGTAGTTAGTCTTCCTTCAACAGATAATAATCTGCTATTAAAAGAAGCAACTGTACCGCTTAAACTATTGAAACCTCCTATCAAAGTTGCAATTTGAGTGTTTAAATCAGCTATAGTAGTATTTTGATTATTAATTAAAGTAGTTAAAGAATTTATATTTCCTTGTAATGTAGTTTGAACATCAATTAAATCTTGAGCCACTTCTCCAATAGCTGTCTCAACATTATCAATGTCTGCTTGTAAATCAATTATTACTTGATTAAGTAACAAGCAAGTTGATAAAGATAGTTGATTAATCTTTGCACAGTTTAATTCACCAACTGCATTTGCTAAGTCAAGTACAAAGTCAAAGTTATTATCTAACTCATCACAGGTTAAGTTTGTACCTTTAGTTGAGATTTTTATTAAGGCCATATGATATATTTATATATTTTGTAAATACAATTATATATCATATGGCCTTAATAAATGTGCTATAAAATCTCTATATAGGCTTCTTAATTAATTTTTGTGGAGCTGGTGCTGGATTATCTAAAGGAGGCTCAAATACAGTAGGAGTAGAAGTAGGAACAGGAGTGGTACTTATTGCACAACTACCTAAAGATCCAATAAATAAACATCCAACAAATGACAAAAGAATCAAATATTTTTTATTCATTTTACTAACAAAATTTCTCCAAAATTAACAGTACTTGAACAATGATCTTCTGGTACAACCCATAGAGTTGGAATAAAACCCTTACTATTGACAGGTTCTAATCTTTTATCAACAGCCTCTAACCACAGATCAGTTAGAACAATCAACATAGATATATTATCTACATTAATTTCTATATCATAGTTAGAATAGCTATTAAAAAACTCTTCAAATAGAGGTATTACATCAGTACCACCGCCGCCAATTAAATACTTACTCTTTTCTTCTATTAGAAGATCACCAAGAGGTTTATCTAACTCATTTATATCAAACAAATGACAACCAGTCATACCCACATCAAATGTGATAAGTAATAAATTACCTACATACTTTGATATCTCTGTTATTTGAAATAAGAACTTAGATAAAGTCTCAGTGCAAGAGAAAATAGAACCAGATAGATCTATATATACAACTACAGTATTTGGTTTTGGTAGAGGCTTATATGAATATTCAATAGGACATCTAGTAAAAGAACTTAAGCCTAAATCATAAGCATAAAAGTTATCTTGTATAAGACTGTCGTAATTAGTTATAACTCTATCATTAACTGATGATATTGCAATCTGTTTTAATCTATCTTCCCAAGATATATTTGAAGATTTAGTTTCTTCAAACTCAGGGGGAATTATACCAGAGGATAAACTTCCTGGATTTTTACCTCTACTTCTTAGATTATTTGCAGCTTTCTTAGCAATCTCTTGTATAGCTTCAACAGCTTCTAATGCTTCTGAAGTATCTTTTGACAGTATTAAATCACAATCAATATTATCAAGATCAATTGTTTTACCACTAGGAAGTTTAATACAGTTATCACTTAGTTCTCCGCCAGCACCAGCCCCACCAGAATCATTATTATTTGAAGTAGATTTTGACAATACCTCAAGTAATAATTCATCTTCAGTCCAACTATTAATATTTAATTTTGGATGATCTGGGGGTAATAAATTGTTTAATACTGTTGGTTCTAAGCTGCCAAAAGAATAACCAGCATTTATTAGATTAGTATTAATAATTGCATCTAAAACATAGTTTACTAATTTTGGTAAATTAGGCCTATTTCTATACTTAGAATATAGAGCATCATTATTAAAACCATATCTCCAATTATGATGAAGATATATATGATATATCTCATGCAAAAAGATAAAAATAAACTCATCTAACTTACTTTTATCTTTTTGCACCTCTTCAATAAATTTCTCTTGTATGGAGATAGAAGAAGAAGTGCAAGCCATATATTCAAAGTCTTCATAATTTCCAAACTCAATTTTTATGCCACTTAGTAAGTAGCAAAAAAAGGGTTCATAGTTATTGATCAAAAAACATATATTATCTACACTTCTTAAGTTAAAAGATAGGGGTGTCATTATGATAGGCTATTAATTATACTACTCTTTAACTTCATTCTTTCTTTTAAGAAAGGTAGATGAAAAATGGTGTCAACTAAGCATGTATACTTAGCTATATCACTCTTATTACTAATAATTAAATCCCACGTATCAGCAACTAAAACATTAGCATTTATTGATTTAAATTTGGTGTTTCCAAGTTTATTTATAACTTTTGCTAAGTTATTTAGAGGTTCATATACATACATAGATCTTTGACTATTAGGCGCTGCAACCTTTTCAACTTGACCTTTACTTAAAGCTTCTTGATATTTAATAACTTCTTTTCCAATCTCCTGATAGAGAGTAGATAAGACAGTACTAATAGCTTCATTATCAGAACTAATAATAGTTGCATAGTCAAAACTATCATTACAATTTTGTATTAAAGTCTCAGTTGATGGAATATTCAAAGTTCCCTTCAGTGATTTCATAAACATAGGTGTAATTTCTTTACCTACTAAACCACTTACAGCACTACTAAAAACACCAATATAATCATCACTTAAGACATTACTTTGTTGTCTATACAGCATATGACTAACACCCTCCCAAGTTCTAGGAGAGGGTCTAATAGAATTAGAAGAACTATTAGCTGAATAAAAACCTAATAAATCTTTAGGTAATTGGTTTTCTTGTATATATTCTTCATCATTAGTAATTGCATACTTTCTAGCTTCAAGAAAGGCATAAACAGATGGATGAAACTTTTGTTTAGCATGTATTAGAAATTCATTAGCATCTAATCTAACATTTAAAACACAACATCTATTAAGAATAGCAGAGCTAATATTATAAACATTAGCTCTGTCATTCTGTCTATTAGTTGCACCAATAATAAGAAATTTTTCTACTGGAAGATCATAGTTACCTAGTTTTCTATCCCCCAGGATTTGTTGGAGAACCATCATCTCCTGTGGTGAAGCATTACCAAAGTCGTCTAAAAACAGGATTGATTTATTCTTAGAATCCATTGCTTCTGAGAACCATTCTGCTGGATAATGGGTGCATCTATTTCTATCAGAGTCAATAAAATCAACTCCATAAATATTTGATCTTGTAATCAATCCACCTGTAAATGCAAAGACTTTGTAACCTTTTTGTTCTCCATATTGATAAACCATTGCAGACTTACCATAACCAGGAGCAGACTGAAGTAACAAACTTCTTTTAGTTACTTCCATAAACTCTATAGCTTTAGGAACTTGTCCCAAGGTAATAGAACCACCATTAAAATTTAACAGATTATTTGATGCCATATTATATTATTGAAAAACTATCTTGAATTTGTTGTTTAGCATCTACTATAAGTAGATCTAAGTAATTTATATATTTAAAAAATATTAAAAGAGATTTTTGCCCTTTTAACTTCCAGGAACCTGTCTCATAATATATAAGATCATCCTTAATTAAATCATCTAAAGATATATCAAACATAATTAAAAGCTCAGATAAAATAATATCTTTTATCAATACTTTATCAGGTAAGTTATAGTTTATAAGAGTATAATAAAACTTTAAATATTTTGTAAGTCTGCCTACTATTTCTAAAAATAGTAAAGACACTTCTTCTTTTGTATAAAGGGTTGTTTTATTTATATTCTTATAAGACAGACATAAAGAATTGAATAGATAAAATTCTTGAACTGACTTTTCCAAATCTAACCTACTTCCATTTTTTCCATATAATGTTATAGGCTCATTAATATCATAATGAGATTTTATAGTTTGTTTTATTGGTTTATATAGTTTAATTGGATATTCTCCACCTACTAACCTCAAACAATTATTCTGAAATACATTCATTAAAGCAGTTATGTTATATTAAAAATGCAGTGCTTCTATTACTAATATGATCAGGCACTTTAACAATATTATTACTAATAATGTCAACTGCTTTATCTATATCAATTTTTCTAGTATTTTGATTATCTTCCGTCCATAGATAATTACCTTCTTCACTAATACTAATAATACTATCTGCCCCCATAGAAAAATAATAACATTCAATATTAGGCTTTCCTTCTTTAGTTCTAGAGGTAACTGCAACTGGTTTGGTTGTATAAGATATGGCTAATACATATTCACTTTTTTTATGAGTTATATTATTAAATCTTTTATCCACAAATTTAAAGTTACTTAAGTTATCCATATCTGAGGGCATATCTTCAAGTTCTAACTCTAAGTATAGAGCAACTCTTTTCTTATGATTTTTATCTAAGTTATTAGATGGTAAATCATAATGAACTGTATCTTCCCCCACAAACCTATTAATTGCAAAGTGCAGTGTGATCATTTTCTTATTATCAACTACTTTAACATATGACCAACTTGTAAATACACCACATACATATGAATCTGAAACCTTATTAATACCCTTATTATTGTCTTGCATAAATAGCCTGAATACATTTTTTTATCTTAATTACATACTTAATATCCTATATATAATATTATTATTATTTCAACTTATAAAATTATTACAAATATATGGCTTCAAAGAAAATATCTCAATTACCTCCTGCATCTTCTGTAACTAATGCCAGTTTATTAGCAGTAGTTAATACAGTCTCAGGAGTTACAGAAAAAGCAACAGTAGATCAACTACCCATTGGTATTACAGTAGCTAACTTAGGAGGTGGCTCTACTATAGGCAGCATAACAGGAGCAGAGTTAAGATTAAAAACCCTACTTCCTGGAACAGCAACTACATTTACAGTTAATTCAGATACTATAACTATTAATAATAATTTGAATATTACTAATGTAGGTTCTGGTGTTTCTTTACTTAATTCCTTTGCTAATCCTAATGTCGCCTTAAAGACAATAACAGGTAGTTCTGGAATAGTAGTAACTGATAACACCACTAGTATTAATATATCTTCTAGTGTTAATAGCTCTTTAGATTCTATAATTGGATCTATTGAAATACCAACTGTAAAAGTATATGTATTAGAAAACTATATAACTAAAGCATATAATATTACTAAGTTATATTTAAATAATACTAGTGGTTCAGCAACTGTTAGATTAGTTAAACAAGATGCTTTAGGAGCAACTTTAGCTAATAGTACAACATTCAACGTGTCAACTACTAGATCAACTAACATCATTAGTTCCTTTTCAACGGTAGTTGGAGAGCAGTTAGTTCTTGAAGTCTTATCAACATCAAGCTCTTTAAATCTAAACTTTACAATAGAAATAACTTATATTTAATATCTAATATAGATTCTTTTTGGAAAGGCAAAATCAAAATAATCCAACAAATCAACTAAAAAAGGTTTATAATCATCAATTTTAATTTTGACTTGGCAGATTCCAGTTGAATTAGATTTTAAGAAGTCTAACATATGATGAGAGACGGTATTTCTCCAATTGGACTCAGTATTTATGTTTTCTTCTGAGACATAAATACTGAGTTTATTTTTATCTTCATCTAAATGTATAAGAGGAATTTTATCTGACATTTGAATATCCAAGAGGCATTTCTAAACTAGAACCTATATAAGTAATCTTTTCTTCTGGAGTTGATATAATAATAAACTCCTCAGAAATAAAATTATCATCTATCATATTATTATCATATCTAATGATTAAATAATCAATAAATACTTTTATAACTGTAGCAAAAACTAAATGAGCTGATTTAACTAATTGATCATTTAGTTTTAGCTCAGCAATTGCTATTCTATTGTTTGTTTGTACTGGTTTTCCCAATTTGTCTATAATCATTAAACAATTCCTCACTTACATTAAAGTAATTTGCTAATAACCTCTTATGAGGAGTAATACCATTCAAACCACTAAGCATTTCATTTAGTTGTCTAGGTTTAATACCTAAATCATTTGAAATATCTTTTTGACTTTTGCCACTAATTTTTACCAACACTTGCAAATTATAACTACCAACAACAACCTGCCAGTGGGTTATATAAGTTTCAGCAGTCTTTACATCTTGTTTATTAAGATTACCTCTTAATAAATCCTTTCTCAGAGATTTGAACTCAACAACATTTCTAGGATAATTAATCATAATTACATATTTTTTGTCATATTTTTATACTTAAAGTTTTCAAACTTAACACAAACTTAATCCCAACTAAATATTATTAGCTCTAAATCAGCTACAAGCTCTTCAGTCTCTTTATAAGTATATAATTTAACGTTATTAATATAATCATTTAAATACTTTATTAATTTAATATATGTTGAATGAACTACATCATAATTAACAGAAGTATATAGATTAAAGTTAACATCAATTGTTCTTCCACATACACTTACATCTTTTATAAAGGATAAATCATTTATAAATATACTTCTTCTATATTTATGTAGAGGGTTATCACTCTTTAAATAAAATAGAGGTTGTGTATTTATTAAGCTTTTTCTTGAATATAATTTATAAGCCAAAATATTATTCCCAACTAAATAAAGTAAATTCAAATAACTCTAAAATATATTTATTTAAATAGGGTATTAAAGATAAGTATATTTCTTTAAACTCCAAATATGATATCTTACTATACTTAATAATATTGAATTGAACATCTTGTAGGCCAGAGATTCTAAAATCTTTAGACACTGCTATTGATGTAAATATTTTTACCAAAAATCATAATCTTGTACATATATTAAAAAAATAAGTCTGACGCACTAAGTTTAATATAACATTCTTCTTCATATTTTATTGATCTTTTATAAACTAGTATATTGTCCAATTCATTTTAGCTTTGCAATAGCTCTTTTATTGTTATATAAATTCATTCTAGGAACAGCATCAATTTCTAACTGTTCTAGTATTAACAGTCTTTGTTTTGTTATATTTCTCTCAGCCATTACTAAAACATTAAAACTAAAGTTAATTAGTCCATATTTGTTAAAGTCTGCTTGCAGTTTTTTATTAGAGTGTTTATTAATTAATAAAGAGATTAAATGACTATTCCACCTAATCATCATATCAATAGAACTGCCAATATATTTTTTATTAGTAGGTATACAAGTAATACAATATATACCTACTAATTTTATTCTTCTATTCATTGTTTATTAAGTTTGTATATAATATGTTTTATTAAAACACAAACTTAATATGTAGTCTATAAAGACTTAGCAACAGATGCTAATAACTTATTGTCATATTGATTGGGGTATGTTGTCTTAAAGTAATTCATGACATCTTTAATATTAGTTAAGTTATTATCTTTAATAATAGTTAACATATACTCTTTAGTAAAGGCTTTAGGAAGTAGGCTATTTAAATAGTCTAACTCTCTAATTAATGATTGAAGATTACTATTAGTTGGATTTAGAGACAGTATTTGTTCAAGGGTTAGTTGATTATAAGTATAAGATACTTGCACTTTTTCACCCTCCTCATTTACTTTATCTTCTGCTAAAGCAACTAAATCTCCAACATCTTTATCACTCTTACTAACAATAATTATTGCAGCCTTTCTTGCAACATTAAACCTTTGTTTAACCGTCTCCAAAAAGATATTCTCATCTATTGAAGTTATATCAATTAAACTACTTAAGCTTTTAGCTTTAGTTCTTAGAGAAGACAATAAAGATTGTTTAAATACAAACTCTTCATTGTCTTTAGTATTACTAGCTAATCTAATTTGTTTTATAGATTCTAATAGTTGTTCAACTTGTTTAATCATTATTTAGTTGTTGGTAGAGAT